AGACCTATATCACCTTGTTCAGATATGGCTGGTTGAGCATCAGGTATTAAATCATTACCTAGAACAGCTTGTTTAGCATCGAGACCTATATCACCTTGTTCAGATATGGCTGGTTGAGCATCAAGACTAAATTCATCCTCTTGTCTTGCCATTGCCTCAATATCTAGATTATTTTGTTTAGAATCATATATATTTTTAATTTCAGGTTTAACATCAAATTGAGAATAGAGTTTTTTATCTTCAGGAATTAACGAAGGTGGCCCTGGTTCAGAATTTTCTAATACACTTTCAACTTGTTTAGTTTTAACAGGTGGAATATTTGGATATAACTCATTTTCCTCTTTTATATCATTCATATATATATATTATATATATTATTTACAATTCAAAACTATTATCTAATAATTCTTCTTGATCAAATTCTTGTAATTCATCCCCTGTTTCACCTTCTTCATTGAAATCATTTTCATCGTAATATCCTTCTTCTTGAACTGTATCTAAGTTACCTAACACTGGTAAATCAGTTAATTCACCAGTAGATACACTTATAGCCGCATCTACTATTTCTTTATTATCAATTTCATCATATCCTTCATCAACAGAAGAATATTCATCTATCACTCTTCCTTCATTAGCTTTAACTGATTGATGATACATACTAACCACCCCGATTTTCTGTAATTCAACAGTTGAAGCACGTTTTTCATCACTCATTGTATCTAAATTTTGTATAATCTGTTGTTTTTCTTTTTCTTTTTGTTTACTTAATCTTTTACTTAAATCATCTGAATCTAAATTACTGACTACCCACCTGGAATCATAATGAACTTCAAAAATATTGATAAATAAATCCATTATGAATTTTTCCAATGTATTTATACATACATACAGATTGAATTCTTCTTCAACTGATAAATATTTTGTTTCTAGAGCAGAAATAACTTCATCATCTTCTGACTTCAATTTATCATAAAATTCTATTAATTTAGATAATGATAAAATTAAAACGTATTTAGATATAATCATATTAATAACGGGATTAATGAGTTTTAGATCTGTTACCTTTATAGTATCAATATTTTTAAGATATGGTTTAATATAATCATGTAATACTTGAAATAATAATGATTCATGGTAATTAAAAAATCCTTTATAACTTGAGTCCCTCCTAAATATATCTTGATGTAGTAATGCGTAATTATTTTTCATATAGTTATTCATTGTTTGTTTATCATTAACACGTAATTTCCAAAACTTTGAAATTTTAGGATCAGCTTGATAATTAAAAGATAAACGTGCTATTAATAATTCTATAGTGTATAAATAATGAAAACATAAATCAGTAGTTAACTTCTCACCTTTAAGGAACATATTAAATACTTTACTTACATCTGATTCACGCATATTTTTATATTTGAAACCATTGCCTACTAATAATTTCCGTTCTTCTTCATTTATATTAATATTGGTTGTAGTATTGATGAATATATTTTCAAACCGTTTCAACATTTTTACCTCTCTACCCACATTAGAAATGAATCTACTACAACTTGATATTAATTCATCTAAAGATAATTCTGATACTGATTTATTGATATCTCTTTGTATTGATAATACTTCATTAGTATCATAATTATCTTTACCCACTATATTTACAAATAATGTGATAATAGGGTTTTCATCAGATAAATCTAATGAATTAACTTGTAAAACTCTTAATAAATTATAGACTGTTTCACTACTTACATTATGGATATCAACATTATAATCATCTAAAACATAATATTTAGGTTTAATAAATTTTTTAATAGGTAATCCACATTGAACCGCTTTCATTATTTCTTTAAAATTACTTTCTTCTATCCTCAAATTATTTTCATATATAGTTGTATTATCTTCTATTTCACCATCTATTGGTAGCAAGTATTTACCTAAATAATCATTATTGATGAATCTTTTAATAATTTTATCTGATGGATCTTTACAATAACGTTTGAATAATTTTTCTTTAAATTCATCTGATAATTCTTCAAATGAAGCCTGTGGATAAACTATAAATGGTTTGTAATTATAAATCCTTTTTGATCTACTTTTTAATAAATGTAAATCATAATTATTGACATTAGTATGTATAAATTGATTACATACTTTTTCATTGGAGAAGCATGGTGATAAATCAGTATCTATTTTCAAGTAAGTTGAAATAATTTCAGGTATTATCTTAGTTCTTAGAGTTTTATATGACAATCCCCCTGTTTTAGAAGATGATTCCCATTTATATTTTTTGAATATAGCTATCATTTCTTCTTTTCTCTGAACAGTTTGTAAAAATCGTTCTATATGAATATCTATACTGTGATTAATTTGTTGGATTCTACCGTAGTTAGAAACAGAAATTCCAAATAATAATAAAAATGCTTTATTCACCATAATTTCAGATACATCTAGATTAACTAATTCATAAGGTTGAATATTTTTAGATGTATCGATATCTGTTATAAGTGATACATTTTCAACAGGATAGTTATTGTAATTTAATATATAGTAGTCTTTGAAGTCCTTATCCTTTTCTTCTAAAACGGTATTAACTGTAGTAGATAATTCACCTTTTACAAGTGGTTTGAAGGTTGGCCACTCATAATTAACATATACATTATGGGATGACAACAAATGTGTCCTATATGATACTAACTTATCTTGAATTTTAGGGTATTGTGGAGATACAAAATATTTTATAGTATTAAATATTTGTTTTCTTAAATCTAATACATCATAAGTTTTAGATTCTTCAGATAATAATCTATAATGATTCCATAATCCGTCACTTTTATAATTTGAACATAATTTAACAGTATTGTGAATGCATAAATCTATATATTTCATATTGTAGTTCACAGTTTCTAAAGAATTACTATCATTAAATTCTATAAATGATATAGATTTACCTTTCTTAATTTCATAACTGGGGACAGCGGATTGGATTACTAAAATACAAAGAGATAGAATTATAATTATCTTATTCGTATTTTTGATATATAATTGAAAATTATTAACTTCTTCTGATATTAATTTTTTCTTATTTTTATCCTTCACATATTTCTTACGTATTTCTTTTATTCTGGGATGTTCATCAGTAACAGTTATATTTTTAGATTTATATCTAACATTAGCTAAAATATCATTACTTATATTTTTATATATTTCTAGTACTAACTGTATATCTTCTTCTTTTAAATTAGTACCAATAGAGGATGCTATTAATTTAACCAGTAAAATATCATCTTCTTTATATTCTTTTAATAAATCTATATCCTCTATAAGTTCATCTCTAGATGAACTAGGTTGTTCATCCGAAAATCCTTCAAATAATGAAAATTCTTCATTACATAAGTATTCACCACAGTTCTTACAGTGTATTACACCATCTGCTGCTGCCCCACCATAAACTGTTATCATTGAATTGAATGCATCTTTATTAGAATGATATATCGATAATAATTCATAGTGCTTACATAGAACTCTTTGATTTGTATATTTATTGTATAACCAAAGATTATCTTCATCTGGGCCACTCGCCGATCTTGTATAAATTTTAATGTATTTTTGAATATATTCATTTCTCAAAGGAATATTTGTCATTGAAAGAATAGATGATAGAGCCATTTTCATCTTCAATTCTAAGGGTAGCTTAGGTAGAACTTCATCTATCGTAATTTCTTTTAATGAAGAGTTATAATCTAAATACCTTTTAACATTATCAGAAATTAATTCATTTACTAATTTAATATCACCAGATTCTAAACAGTAAGGATCTATTTCATATTGGATACAATGTGTTTTAAAATCTTTATAATTAAGAATAGTAGCTCTTAACTCCCTACTCATGTTATCTATCAATTGTTTGGTAGAAGGGGTAATTTTCTTAAGAATATCAATAAATTCTTCTTTAGTTTCATACCTCTTTGTAAAAGTGTAAAATATATTCTGATTAATTTCATCTAAGACAAAATCATCTGTTAGCGATAAACTTGTTATCATAGAATCTTTAAGGGTTTTATAAGGTAATAATTTATTAATAGAATTTAAGAAAACTAATTCATTTAATGTAAATAAATTATAATTATAAGGAAGTGTATGTCTAAGTTCCGTATCAGATAAATACAACAAACCAACAACATTTAGAGAATCTGCTGGATGAATAATATTAATATTATTATCAATTTGTGTCCCTGTATTATTCTTATTTTTACGCATATCATAACTGTAACTACCTTGACTTGATATACAGGTTGAATTGGTTAAACAATCTCTTAAATATGTTGATACTTTATTTGTTGTGTAACCTACATCTGATAAACTGGGTTCAATGGGTCTTTGTGATTGATATAACATTTGATTCAGTTGATTAAATTGTAATTGTTCTTGTTCATTAATATCAAAAAATTCTATTAGACCTTCAATGTTACCATATTGTTTCATAGGATTATCTACTACCGGTGTTAACCATTTTGGTAACGCTCTATCATTATTAATATTATATAAATAAACAGGTTTATCTTCTTTATTAATTAGTTCGATTAAGTTATCTACTGTATCATTTAAATTCTTAATTATTTGTAAATTATCATAACCATTAAAACTGTGGATTAATGATGATAATAAATCTTCTCTAATTTCAACTTTAGTATAAACTTTTTCTTTTTCATTGATTTCTTCTAATGAAATATCTAATCCATCAACAATATCTGATGTTAATTGCTTTTCTAATTGTTGTATATCATCTTTAAGAATATTTAAATCAAAGGCTATAACACGCTCTATATCTAAAATTTCATAGTTACCATCAGATTTTAATATTAAATCATCATAATTTAACAAAAATTTCAATTCTTTATCAGCATCTGTTTTAAATATCGCATAACTCTCACTTTCATTAATTTCTATCACTTCGGCTACAAAACTATCTTTAACTTTATCTAAGAGGATGGCGTATGTTTCATTGGTAGTGGGTTTAATTGTTTTTAAAAATAATTCTTCCTCCATATATACTATGTATAGATTTAATAACTTTGATTTTAACAAAGTCTTAAATATTAATAAATAGTTTTATTAATATTTATTAAAAATATATTAATTTTAAGTTAATCAGTTTTACTTACTTCATGCAACAGTAAATAAAGATGGAATATCATCTTAAATTAAATTCAACAAAATTTGTTTTAGTTCTTCTAAAGGAATTAACGTTGATCTCATTTTACCAGGTAATCCATTTACCTTGTTTTTTTCCGCCCAATCTCTTAATTCATCTTTTGATTCAAAAGAATTTATAATTTCTTGATTAGTTAATATTTCCCCCGTCGCATTTACTTTTATATCAGGTTTTTGTAAACTATGATATTCAACCTTTCTTGTCCATGTATTTCTGACAACAGGTATTCCATATTTATTTGTTAATATTTGTTCATTATCTTTAATAATATAATACATATCTTTGTTAGGATATCTGTATACAATAATATATTTATAACCAGGTTCACTATTATTTAGGTATACCTTATAATCGTGATATTCATCCAGCGGAGTAGAACCTGGATCATCGTTCCATTTTTTTTGTATTTTAAGAGTTGCTGGGATACCCCATACATCTTTATTTCTAATAATTCCATCAGGCCACATAAATTGTTCCTTAGGTATTTGTTCTTGTGTTAATGCGTCATTAAACATATTCATAGCATTTTGAACCGTATTGAAATTATGAATATATTTTTTATGATATTCAACATTATCCATGTTTATCCACCACGAGGTCGGCATAGGCGGTTCGTTTTTGTCCTGATTTAAATCATTAAATTTTTTAGTAGTTTCATCATAACCAGGTGCCAACACTACATCACCTCCAAAATATTTTCTACTATTATCCTTTCTCTTAAAATTACTTTTAACATTACGTCTAGTATTCTTTCTTCTAGTATTCTTTCTTCTGGTATTATTCTTTCTTCTGGTATTATTCTATCTTCTGGTATTATTCTTTCTTCTAATATTCTTTCTTCTAATATTCTTTCTTCCTGTATTCTTACTCATTATATTATAATTTATATTTTTTTTTAACAAAGTATTTAAAATTAAATGATAACTTATATATACAAATATGGATATTTTTCAACTAGTAGAATCCGGTGATTATATTAATGAATTTAAGAAAAATAAAGTAGTGTTTCGTAAATATCCAAATTTAAATTTAATGGTTGTGAAAAGAAAGTTTGGTTCAGAATATAATGACAATAAACCATGGTTAAATCGTTGTAGGGGTTTAGTCATAGATTATGTAAATAATGTTGTAGTATTTTGTCCTCCTGTCAAATCCAAAGAAATAGTAAATTTTGATGATATTAGTTCATTAACCTTTGATAGTGTATCTGAACTAGTAGACGGAACTATGGTTAATTTATTTCACTTTAATGGGGAATGGTTAATGAGCACTCGCTCAAATATAGGATGTAAGAATCAATGGCAATCTGATATTAGTTTTAAAGATATGTTTGATGAATGTTCTCCTAATTTTGATTTTAGTTCACTAGATAATGATCTTACACATTCATTTGTAATGAGACATAAAAAGAATAGAATTATTATACCGGTAGAAGAAAACGAATTATACCTTGTTGAGGTGAGAAAAAATAATATTATAAGTGAATTAACTGAATCAGAATATTATAAAACAAATAAACCACTTGATAAAGAAAACTTACAAAAAGAAATTAGTTGGAATCATAGTATTTTCAATGTTAAATACTTATACAAAGGTTATAGCTTTGTTCAGGGATCTAATCGTTATAAATGGTTAACCGATGACAGTAAATTTATTGAGACAATTAAACCCAATACTAATAATCATTTACTTAATTATCTACAATTGAGAAAATCTGGACACCTAACTAATTACCTTAAATACTTTCCTGAAAACCGACATATTTATGATGACTTTAGGAAAAAGGTCCATGAATTAACGAAACAACTTCAACACTATTATAGAAATGTATTTATCTATAAAAATATTGAAAAATCAGATGTTCCTTATGTTCTGAAACCTTTTGTTCATGAGTTACATGGCGTATATTTAAGAGATAAACAAGGAATTTCTTGGGAAGATGTTAAAATGTTTGTTTATAACTTAGAACCTAAGCGGATATGCTTCGCTCTAAATAATATCTAATCTATTATATAAATTAATGGGAAAGCGTGTAAATACTAAGCGTAGAAATACTAAGCATAGAAATACTAATCGTAAATTAAAGTTATTAAGGGGGGGGCGGGTACATCAGCAGAAACATCAATAAAAATATCACAAAATAAAGCATATATAATAATATTATTAAATATTATTAAGGATCTAATGATTATCCCTAGTATCAAAACTATACTATCCAAAAAAAAATACTTATATCAAGGTGATTTTAAAACAACAGAGTATGAAGATATCGAAAGTGTGATTCAGGCCGCTGTTGATGGCTATTAGCGGTGATACAGTCTATTAGCAATGAATAATAATAGATGTAACAATTTACACAGATGATATAAATGGTGGGTATCCTAAATATCCTAGAATTACTTATATTAAAATCTATATTAAAATATAAAATGGGAAAGCGTAGAAGTAATTTGTCTAAGCGTAGAAGTAATTTGTCTAAGCGTAGAAGTAATTTGTCTAAGCGTAGAAGTAATTTGTCTAAGCGTAGAAATAAGATTATTAGAGGCGGCTCCATGCATTTTGAGCCGTCGCCGAGGGAGGAGGAGGAGCAGCAGCCACAGCTGACCCTGCAGCAACAGGAGGCGGAAGCGGCCGTAGATGCAGCGTTCGCTCGGGAGGAGAAGGCGGCGCGGAAGGAAGCGCGATTAGCCCTCAAGACGAAACATGAGCAGGAGGAACGTTTTGCGGCGATAAAAGAAAGAAACCTAAAGGTGAATGCGGCGAAGGCGGTGCGGGAGGAAGAGCGAATAGCCCTCAAGAAGAAATATGAGCCGGATCGTGTTGAGATGAAGGAGGTGCGTTTCGAGGGGGATATAACTCCTGATAAAATGAAAGAAATTATAAATTTTATGGTAGACTACATCAAGAAGCAGAGCGGTTACAGCTCAGATACTAAACGAAAACTTCACGGTGAGTGCACCGATTTGTTGAGTCCGTTAATTCAATGATAAGAAATTGAAATAAATTTTAATTTATATTAAATCACATCTTGACGCTGAGCGGCACCGGTTTCATGACTCACGCGCAAAACAGAATACTCACGATAAATGCATCAAACTACCGTTTATTTAATTAAATTATAATAAACTCAAAGTGTTTTCCTAGCTTCTGTCAAAATTTCTCTGTAAATACCCATTAAATCTTCTAATACATCGTCCATAAATTTAACCAAAGCATTTAACTTAAATTCTTCACTTTGTTTAAAGACTTCATTTTTTGGATTGAATCCAATATATAAGTTTACATATTCTTCAAGTGGATGTGATTTTTTATATCCACAAAATCCTAAAATACTATCTTCTTCTGTATAATGATTTACTAAATGAGATTGTAAAACATTTCCAAGTGTATCATTTTGTCCACATAACTTAAGTAAATAGTAATTTTCTACATCTGTTGGTTCAAAAATTATTGAAGTTGTTCCACCTTTTACCAAATTAATGAAATGATCTTTTAGTGTATCAAGTTTTTCAATCATAATTTCATTAGCTAATTGAAATAATTCACTTGATGTATATTTATGTTGTGATGTTATAGTAAATTTATAACGATTGGCTTCATTATTAGCATCTCTAAAATAGTACCTTTCTCCCTCCGATATACGTAGTGATTCTATAAATTCTTCTCTAGGTTTATCTTCTACTATACCTTTTTGATTTGCTTTGTCATTTGCTACTTTGATGAACAATTCTTCATTTTCCAAGAATACATAAGTCGCATCTGAAACTGCTTTCCATGCGGCATGCTCCCTACCATCCGAAACACTTGGAACACCATATAAGACTAATTCTTGGAATTGACCTTCAACATTTGTTGATTTAAGTTCTGTCAATAATATAGGATATTGTGATCCTCTAAATTCAAATTTTCTTAAAATTTCATCATGTTCTTGTTTAGACAAAGGTTTATTCATATCATACTCATCTAACTCAACCGAATCACTTGGTTTAACACCTTTCTTAAGTGGTAGAATCTGAATATCATCAGTTGTTACAAACTTAAATGGTTCAGAACTATCATGTTTGACATTTAAGTAAAATAGATATTGACTTTCATATTTTTTAGGATCTAAGTATAGTGGAATCATAGCTAACCTTTGCATGATAAACTCATTATGTAATGAAGTATTATTAGTTTGAATAACTATATCTTTCTTTTGTTCTTCATCAAAACGGAAAGCAATAGCTGGTATTTCAGACATTAAAGTTCTTCTTAAACTATTTACAATACTTTTGTCTAAACCATATTCATCATTTCCATCAAGTGTAAATTCAAGTGCTCCTTTCTTAGATTCTAAGGTAGATATATTTACAGAGAAAGAAGGCATATTATATTATATACTTGTTTTTATATTTTTAAATCAAATTTAATATTATATATATATATATATAATGCCTAGAAGAAGTATCAGACGGAATGCTAAACGTAGAACAAAACGTATAAAAAAAGTCATAGGAGGCGCTGATAAACCAACGCGCCCAGCGCGCCCAGCGCGCCCAGCACCACTTAACCCTGACCAATCGAAAGGTGCACTAGAAGAAGAAGAAGAAATTCAACGTTTTAAAACTAAACTTCATCAAACTAATTTTGATGTTAATCAAATGTTTGTAATCTCAATTATGGCGGACGTTATATACAGTTTAGCGTCAGGTAATGATATTTCTAGAAAGAATTTAAACAAAATCCTTGCAATCAAACAATATGCATAATGTGTATGTTTATTCATCATTTAATTATTTATTTTATATAGATAAATGAGTGATAGAATTATCTACATAAGTCGTGCTTGCCCTCATTGTAAGAAATTATTGATTGGACTTCATAGATATGAATTCCTAAAGAATCAATTTAGAATAGTTGATATACAAACACAACAGTTCCCTGATTATATCGAAACTGTTCCTACTTTAGTAGCAAATCAACAAATGATAAAGAATGATGATGTATTTGGATACATGAATAATTTAGTTGAACAAATATTTAGACAAAATCCAGAACTCAAAGATAAGTACCATCCTAAACAAGCACCTCCTCAACAAGCTCAACAAGGACCACCTCAAAATTCTCAACTATCAAATCAACAACAGACAGTAGGGAGACCTAACCATGAATCTATGAAAAGTATTGGTCAAGAACCAGAAAAGAAAGATCCTGTAGATGAATTAATAGGGTGGTGTCCCGATGGAGGGTGTTCATTTTCACCTATCACTGAAGCAAGTGATGATTGTTCTAAAAGAATGGATACAATAGACGATACAAGGTTTTCATTTATTTCGGACAATGATGATAAAATACCCATCGATTCTGTCCATAAAGTACCTATGAAACAAAGTAACGATGAATTTCAGAGGACAGAAAAGTTACAGCAGATGGATTCTTCATATGAAAGGTTAATGGCCGAAAGACAACTTATAAAATAATTGCGTTAAGTTATATTTTTTATTTATCTCTTTTATAATAAATGGATGTAAACAATCAATGTTTATCGGTTTTTAAGTCTTTTATTAATGATATAATTAAAGTCTTTCCTGAATATAAAATTAAATTAGAAGATATTTATGGTTCTATAATTAAGTTAGATACGTGTGTTATAGATGAATGCGAACTTTTAAAAGAATTTTTAGAAAGAGTTCATAAATTAAATAAAAGAATTACCAATAAAGATGATAATATGTTTGTTGATGATCCATTAATTTTAACAGATATTTCTTTTAAAAATATTTGGACCAATAACATAAGTTATAAAACTAAAGAAAGTATTTGGAAATACCTACAAACATTTTGCTTAATATCTATGAATTATAATTCTAATAAAGATTTACAAACAGCTTTAGCAGAATTATCCGAAAATAATCAAGCCGATATTAAAGATAAAAATATCGCATCTGATGTTAAAAAAATAAAGAAAATGACTGATAATATTAAAGAACCTATTGCTCAAGATATAGGCGATACTCAAATTAGTGATACTCAAAGTAGTGTAGATCAATCAGCTGAACCTCTTAATCCATTCGAACAAATTATGAATAATAGTGAAATCGGAAAATTAGCAGAACAAGTTTCTAAAGAATTAGACATTGAAAGTATGTTAGGTGGTTCAGATTCAGATAATCCGATGGAACTATTTAGCAATCTAATGAGTGGTGGTGCGATGAATAAGATAATGGGAACTATCCATAATGTTGTTAACACTAAAGTAGAAAGTGGTGAATTAGATAGAGATTCTATGACTAATGAAGCACAAAACATGTATGGTCAATTGGGTCAATCTGAAATGTTTCAACAAATGACACAGCAAATGGGTAATCAACCAAATTCTAAAGTAATTAATCAAGCGCAAGATAATAATCCACATACAAGTAATAAAACAAAATCTAGATTACAAAAAAAATTAAAAGAAAAACAAAATGTTCAAGTAAATAAAGTAGATAATTAAATAATATCTAATCATATATAATGTATACATCGTTTTGGTATAACAACCCTAAGATATTAATTGAAAAAAAACATTTATTTGAAATATTCCCTGTTAAAGAATATGATATGGTTAGAAAATTAAATGCTATTATGAGATTTAGTTTATACTATACTATCATAGTTTATTTATACAATAGAAATACAAATATTTTAGCATTACCACTAATAGTTGGATTAGTTACATATTTCATTTTTAAGAATAATTCATCCGTACAAAAAGAAAATGATTTAAATAAATTAAAAAATGATATTTCTATACCATTAGAATCCACACCAGTAGATGTATCATCTCAATTACATAATGTAGGGTGTCAACTCCCAACTAAAGATAACCCTTTTATGAATACTCCTTATTTTGATATAGCGGCAGATAAAGAACCTTCCAAATCATGCACATCTTATGATAATAAAGGTGTTCAAAGAAAAATAGAAAAAGAATTTGATAAAGGATTATATAAGAATTATACCGATATTTTTGGTAAAGAAAATTCACAGAGACAATTTTTTAGTGTTCCTTATAGGGAAGGTGTACCAGATCAATCTGCTTTTGCTAATTGGTTATATAGAACAACCGATACATGTAAAGAAGGTAATGGATTAGCTTGTTTAGCAGTAGGGGATGGGAACGGAGGTGGTCAAGGTATTCCTTAAAATTAATTATTTATTTTAAATTTAATTTTGTTTACATATAGATAAAAAATATCTATTTAAGTATAAATGACTAGTGTTGAAAAGGGTATAATGGATCCATTAGGTTACAGAGCGCATGCTAATCCAGAATCAACTGATTCTAAACCAAGTGAATGCTTGAAGCAAGAAAATGATAAAAAAGAATTCAATTTATATAATAAGGCATCCATAAAAAGTGATCCCGTTGCTGTAGATCTTGATATAATTCAATCTAAAGGACCGGGTAATTATTTTTTAGATAACACTTTTGGTTGTGAATGTGAATTAAAAGATGCTCGTGATGTTCAACTTTCTCAGGTAACTGTTAATTTTAATGGTGGCGTCGGTTGGATGGGTGAAAAGGGATGCTTAATTGATAATGATACCAATCTAAGACAAAGTGATGATTTATTAACAAACAAAAATTATATCAATCAATTAGTTGAAAGGGAACATCTAACTACCGGTGATTTAACTAGAGGTTTCTTTGATGTAGATACTGAAAGCGTTATTAGACCAGGTATAATTGCTAGTGATGATAGAGCATGTAATTCGCTTACAGGAGTTACTATTGGAAATTACTTTACACCGATGATTCCAAAGCTACGCGATGAAGTTCAAAACCCGGTTCATATTATACCAGAAAATAGTATGGATTCATGGGTAAGAGGCGGATTACCAACTAGACAGATGCAAAGGAATGAAGATTATTTAAGAAGATGTCAAGATAAAACACATCAAAATATAAATTAAATTTATAGTAACTAAAAATTATAGTAAATTAAAATATTAAGTTATATATATGGAAATTGGAAAAGCATACGATGAAAAACAAAATAAACTTATGAACGATCAATCAGTTGGACCTGGATTATATTTGTTAGATGAATCATTAAAAACTAAGTTACCTGTTTATCCGTGGGCACCAGGTTCTAATATAAATGTAGATAAACAAGGTGTTAATACAGATTATGTTGACGCACATTCAGAATTATTAAATTTGTCTAGACCAAATACAAATAATATATTTCTCCAATATTCACCATTCGATAAAAAGACATTTCAAGAACCATTACATGGAGACGATGGATATTTTAATCAAGAAAATACGCGTATAACTAATCCAGCATTTGACCTTAGAGAATTTGGTATCAATAGATGGGAAGCATTACCTCTCAATCCTCAAGCTACGGCATTAGAACCATTTTCAAGAATTGGTAAAAACACCGTATTAGATGTTTTAGATAACCATAAAACATTATGTTAATTAATTTTTTAAATTTTATATTCAGTATTTTATATAAAAATAAAATACTCCTTAAGATAATATGGACGAGCACTACTTATCTTATAATATAGTTATAAAAGATAATAAAACATTTTATCAAGATAAACAAGTAAAAAAACATAACTGGCACCTTAAGTTATCTGAATTAGGTTGGGATAAACTTCATAAACAATGGATAAGAAAGTTGAATCGTTTACATAACCCTTACCCTAATAACTCATTGTTTGGCTCTTTAGAATGTGGAGATGATGGTGATTGTTTATTCCATTGTATAAGTTATGCTCTTAATACAAAATGTGAAGAATTCTATGATTCAAGTGATATCCGTAAATTGGTTGCTGAATCTTTAACAAGAGAACAATTTGATAATATTATAAGTTGTTACCGTTGTATGAAAGATTTAGACGATTTTGATGAATCATGGGATCCATATGAAATAGATACCTTAGAAAAATTTAAAGAAGAAATTTGTAAAACTGGTCACTCTTATTGGGGTGATCACTTATTACTTCAACTTATTATGGATGTATTCAATATAAATATATATATATTATCACAAAATGAAATACTAGATGTATATGAACCATATATATTGGGTAATATTTATGATATGAATAAAAATACTATATTCTTAATTCATGAAAATAATTTACATTTCAAGTTATTAGGTCATTTTGATGATATAATGATGATATATTTTAATAATAATAATATTCCTTTAGAAATGAAGAAGATGTTTAATTTAAAATAAATTATATTCTATAACAAGTATATATGGAAGGAATAATTTTACTCGGATTGGCGGGTGCTGGTTATCTAATGAATAAAAATAAAGAAGAAGAAGAACAATCTAGAAGTATAGAGACTAATGTTAGACCTCGAGTAACACAAGGTTCTAATTCATCAATATATGATATAAATAATTATCTTGATTCAAAGAAATATGAACAATTATTATTAGATAAGAATTTTGACCAAACTCTAAATAATCAAAGTAATATGGTATCAGATTATAATGCTAAACTTAAAGAGATTGAACCTAAATCAGATATTGTAATGGGTATAGATGGCAACCCTATTAATAAAGATAATTTTTTAGTAAATGATCAAGGTATTAAAGTGGAACCATATTATAGGGGCGATGGACCGTCTGCAGTAGACCTAGCTAGAAGTACCGGTTTAGATAGACACCAAGGTATGAGTGATTATAGGTATACTCATAGAGATGCTAGACATAATGGAGTGAATCTAAATGGTGCTCCTCAACCGTTTGTAAATGGTAATCCATTTGGTTTAAGTGATACAGGTCCAGCCATGGAACAAAATAGATATGATTCAGGTATGTATAGAACAAGTGAGTTACCTTTTGAACAAGAAAGAGTAGCACATATTGATAGAAACAGTGATGTGAACAGAGATGTTGGCGATATTTATGCTCAAAGGAATGGTATAGATAATCTTAGAGCATTAAGTAATCCTAAATTAACATTTGAAGGGAAAGTTATTGCGGGTAAAGGTGTCGATGAAAGGGGTGTTGAAGGTCAAGTTTTTAAGAATTTACCTAATCAAGATTATGAACAAAATGCTGGCCAATGGTTAGTTACAACTGGGTCAACTACCTCAGCACAGATTAGACCAGCTCAAATACTCCCTGAAACTAATAGACAATATCTAAATCGCCAAGAAATAGGTGTCCCTGGTTCTTCTGTAAATATGTCTGAAGAAAAAAGACCAATGTTTAAGAAATCAGATAGACAGCAATTAGAATCAGATACTATTAGGAATGCTATAGGGACTGAAGTTTATGCAGATGGTGACCATAGAATGGATTCTTATAATGTATATGCTAATGAAAGAGAAGTAACAAGTGAAAGGACTCATCAAAGTAATTTATTATCTAATGTACCAGATCAAACAGTTCAACTTCAAGATGGTATTAAACGAACAGTTAAAGAAACAACATTAGATCCAGCTAATCCAGATGGATTCTTCTCTATGGAAGAAAAAAGACCCGAAGAAAGATTAAAAGATCTACCTAAAACAACAGTAAATGAAACAGTTAATTATGAACATAATGGTATTGTAAGTGGTCCAGATGGTCCAACAGATAACGACCAGTATAGTAGAGCGGACTTAAAAGTGTGTAATCATTTTGATTATACCGGTAATGCCAGAGGTTCTACATTACAAGAAACAGCTTCAGACCAATTTGATAGAGCTGATCTCAAAGTATGTAACCATTTTGAATATACGGGTAATGCTCAAGGTTCCACTTTACAAGAGATGGCCCAGGATCAATACTATAGAGCAGACTTAAATATAAATAAAGAGGTTATAGCACAAGGTAGAGAACCCACCAGAGAATCTGCTAAAATTTCTAATGGTGGAGATATTATGAATGTTGATATCAAAAAAATTGAATCTGATTATTTCACACACCACCAAACGGGCGTTGACAGAGTTTATCAAGTTATTCCACAAGATCAACCATGTGAATTAACTCGTAGTAAAGATACTTTAGACAATGATAAATTGGCATATCGTATAGAAGGAGACTTACTAGATCCGTTTAAACATAATCCTTATACACAATCATTACATTCTTTTGCTTATTAGTTAATTTAATTTTATTTTATATATTATATGGTGAAACTAGAAAAAATAGTTTGTTTTATATTTACCTTGTTTATTGTCTATTTAGTCAATAAACACTGTTTAGTTGAAGGTATCATAAATTTAAATTCTTTTACTAATTGTATAGATGATCCACAATGGTATACATTAGATCAAGATGGCCAGAAAAATTATTGTAAAGATATAGGTAATTCTGCTAGCTGTTATGATATGGATCCATTACAACAAGAGGGTTGGGAAAGATGTTTAGAAACGTGTGGTAACTGTGCTGATACAACAGTTTCTATAGCACCCATGGATAATTCTGCCCTTTACTCAGGTGGAACGGGTGAAGATTTTGATAGAGTTGATATAGACGATTCAAGGAAATGGTTAGGGTTAGGTGTAGGGGACGAAGATACTATGGACGTTAGAGAAAGTTTAACTAGAGATGAAGAAGATGATATAGTAAATATTTTTGACCGACTTGAAACTGTTGAAGATTTATATGACATGTTATTAGGTTCTATTAGTTCTTGTTTAGATTGCAGTATTTATGATGAAGATGAGTGTGATCAAATAGATAATTGCGAATTTCAAGGTGATAAATGTGTTAATAAAGAATCAGATAAAGCTGATAGTTTTCTTTCATGTAATGGTAGTGAACTAGGGTGTAATTATACAATTAAAGATATTAAAGATGATGATGATGATAGCGATGATACAACTAATACTGTAAATATAAATAGTACAAACATAGTTAGAACATTCGTGAAACAAAAATGTGAAACTGATGGTGAATGTAGTATTTTATTCCCTACATATGAATTTAGTTGTGATAATATACCAGATCCTGATTCATCTAGACATGAATATAATACTCTAGACTATCAACCTAGACCTGCTGAAGAAAGGTGGTGTTTGAAACCATCATATTATGCTGATAATAATGTTACTCAAATTGTTGATCTAATGAATACCATTAACATGCAATTTAATGAATTTAAAAATAAATTTAGAAACTCTGTAGAAATTAGAAATATAATAGAAACTAAAGATAATATATTTAATTTAATTAATAGTGGTGAGACTATTCAGGGTAATGTTATAATTAGTTTAAATAGTGACCTATCTAGATTTATACTAAATAATAGTGATAATCTAGATTCAGAAAATAATTTAGAAATATCTAATATCATTACAAATTTAACATCTTTAGAACCATTAATAACTGGATTAACAGATGATATATCAGACAAAATAGTTATTTATAATAATAATATAACTCCTTTTATTTCATCAACCAGAGGCAATGATTGTTTAACGGATATAACAACAGGTATAACAAATGCTAATATTGTTGTAAATGATAATAATACAATTTCTGTACGTAATCAGGATGATGATACCACAAATGTTACCGATTGGGCTGAAGAAGGACTAGAAATACCACTATTATCAAAAACGGGTGCTGAAGAACCTATGTATTGTATGGGTGGTATAACTATAAGTGATATAGATAATGGAGAAATAACCTTGAATTCAACTCCTATAAATATTATAAATAATTTAATGAATATTCCTAGTGAAGGTTTAAATATTAATAATGTATTAACTACTCTATCTTCGCCTGACGGTAACACCGCACAACAAATTACTAATAATGATAATAATAATTTATTAAACAATATTCAAGATAACTGTTTAGTAAATAAAGAAACAGGTTCTAACGTAATTAATAAATGCTACAAAGTTAATGTAGATGATGATGATGATAATAAAACAAAAGCTAAAGAAGCATGTATTGATTACTGTATAAAAACAACATCTGATACTAACTATATATCTTTAAATGATGATAATAATTGTAGATGTTTCAAAGATTTACCATTAAGTGATACTGGTGAAACATATGCAAGCATAATAGATGGAGATAGTTGTTCTGCTGGATCTTATGAATTACTAGACAAAGGTAGAATCGCCGGTGTTGAGCACCTGCCTACAGCTGTAAGCGATCCAAATGAAGGAATGATAAAACATTGTAAAAGTTACTTTTTATTAGAAAAAGTTTTAACAGAACAAGATATACCAGATGATGATGAAAATAGACAAGATAAAATAGATAATATAGATAATATGAAAGATAGAATAAGTTTATATGACGTTTGTCCAACACAATGTAAAGCCGTAGGTTGTGTATCATAATTACGTATTTTTACTAATTTATATTTTAATAACTATTAATAATGACAACAATTATTGATGAAGAAGAACCAGATGGTTTTATTATCTATATGTTTGATAGCGAACCCAAAGAAAAGGCTTCTATACAATTAGAATGTCCTGATATTCCACCTAAAAAGAACGTTCACCTCCACTTATTTGAACAGTTGTTAATGATTTATGTAGGGGGTTTAAAACACTTATGGTCAGATTCAGACGGTAAAGTAGACTTAACTAAATTAACTGAAGAAAATATTCAATTAATGAAAAGATACTTTGAAAGCATAGATTATGAAGTTAATATAGAAGTGTTTGACTTATCTACCTATCAATTTAAATTTCCAGATTATTTTAAAAATCAAGAAAAAATAACAGATGCTATTATGTTAAATGAATTTTTTTATGAATCTCAGGGATCAGATACTAAAATGTATAGAATATCTTTTGACTTCTTATAATTAAATTTAAAGTTTATTATCTACTATTTATAAAATGGTTAATTACATATCTTTATTGAGATTTCATATATTTCATAAATTACATGTAATTAATCGTAATAATTTCAATAAAAGTTGGTTAGCATTCCAAAATGAAAAGAATAAATTAAAATTATCATATAGCAGAGATGAATATATTAGAATACTGAAAAAATATGGTATCAATAATTTATCATAATGTATTTAAACATTTAACTTAAAATTAATTTAGATGAGAACAATGCCTAAAGCACCAGAGGGACCATATACACCTATAAATGAGAAACCTAACTATAATTCAAATAATGTTATTGAAGCTAAAGTAGTAAATAATATAAATAATGATTTCACATTACTCACACCAATATCATCATCTGAAGTAAGAACTAATTTTGTATCAAAAGTATATTTGGTGCTATGGTTACAATTAATGGTAACAAGTATCTTTATAGGGTGTTGTAACCAACTTGAACCAGTTCAAAAGTTTATGTTATCACCTATAGGAACATCATTAATGTTCCCTGTTGTAATATTACTACTAACTATGACATGTATGTTATCATGTTATCAAGATACTCTTAGAAGGAAACCATATTCATATATTTATTTATCCGTATTCACACTTTTAATGAGTTATATAGTTGGTTACACTGGGATAGCCTATAAATTAAATACTTTATTACTTTCAGGGATATCAACCTTAAGTATTTTTTCAGGATTATCTATCTATGCTATCCAAACAAAATATGATTATACTGATAAAGGTGGGTATTTATTAGCAGGATTATTTGGACTCGTGTTATTATCAATTTTTGTTTCTTTTACAAATTACAATACCTTAAATATAGTTTATGCTGTGGGTGGTTCTGTATTATTCTCGTTCTATATTGTTTATGATACACAGTTAATAGTGGGTGGAGAACATAACAAAATAATGTTTCACATAGATGATTATGTTTTAGCAGCAGTTTCGCTTTACTTAGATGTTATTAATTTATTTCTAATGATTTTAAGATTACTAAATGGTGAAAGAGAATAATATCTATATATATATAAATGGGTAGAAAGAATTTGTCTAAGCGTAATTCTAAGCGTAGGGGTAATAAATATAGGAATTCTAAACGTATGAATTCTAAACGTATGAATTCTAAACGTAGGTATTATAAGCGTAGAACTAATAATTATAGGAATACTAAGAAAAGAAATAATAAATTCAAGAATTCTAATCGTAAATTAAAAAAGTTCATAGGAGGAGAAGTGAAAACAATTAAAATGGATGTCTCGGGGATGGAACTAAAGGAAGTGAACGAGGAAATTATTACTTATTTAGAATTTAAGTATAATGATACCAAGTTTAACATTAACTTTAAAACCCCTAATTATATAATTGAAAATACTAATACAGATTTAATAACTAGTGTTAGAGCTAGTATCGTACAAGAGTTTACGAAAATAAAAGATAGCTTTGATGGTGTATCTAAATTAGAACGTGACTACAACATTACTTATACATATTATTTTGAGGTGAATGATAGAGGTGGTAGGGTTGAACTTAGGGTAAATAATACTATTTATAAAGATATCAATATAGAAAATATAAAGGCTCTTATTATTAAATTAAAATATGAAGAGATGTCCTCTGTTTAATAATATATTTTAGTTTCAATTATATAAATAAAATATTTACTAATCATTAAAGAATGGATGATATTAATGTCCCTATATTCAGTCAAGCTAAGTTAGAATATACTAAGCAATTAGTAGATATTCTGTATATGAATATTTATGATGGTGTTAGGTCTATTTACGATGATGCTAAAGTAGTTTATGTTAAAAAACGTGTTCCTATAGTAACACTATTTAGGTCTTTATTAGAACAAGTCCCAAAATGGAATTCAGAAATAATTCAAAAAGAAACTGACAGAATTGAGAAGTCTTCTAAATGTGATTGGTTAGATGAATTGCTTACAGCAGTATTTATTAGTCATACAAGAATTTTAATGTCTATAGGTTCTAATCATAATTTTAATAAAATTAATGTAACTATACCTAAAACAACTACATTTATTCATAAATCATACATAAATATAGCTAGAGAGGTATGGAAAAATCCTTATCTGTTTGATGACAATATTCCTGGTCATGAATATCAAAGAAATATGAAACAATTAGAAGATATGATTAAATTAACAATTGAAGATACAATTAGAAGACAATTACCTATTAAAGAAATATTAAGAGAACATTTAGAAAATGCAAATGAACCAAAACAACCGCAAAATCAATTAGATATGAAGACATTAGTTGATGAAATACGTAAAGCTACGTCACAAGTTAATAATGATACTAATAATGATACTAATAATGAAACAAATTATGATTCTAATTATGAAACAGATGATGAAGAAAAGGTTGAAAGAAATACTAATAATTTTTCATCTATTTTTAATAAAGAAGAAGAAGAAGATGTTGAATTATCTACATTCAATAATTCACAGACAAATACACATAACACAATTGAAAATACTATAACTGGACAATCTATAGATGCTATACCAGATAATACATACGTAACACCTGATACATCACCTTTTAGAGATTCAGAAGATCCAGATGAAGATCAAATAAAGAAAGCAACTCAAAATATAGTATTAAATGACATAACTGAACCTGTTGTAGAACCATCTTATGATAATACTGATATTGTATCACCCACCAAATCAGATAATAATGATAATAAATTAGAAAACATGGTAAAAGAATTAAGTATGGATAAAAGGCTTACACCATCTTTAGCGCCCACGGTTAAAATTGATAAATTAGGGGACTCTAATAGTTCCAGTTCAACTAATAATTCTAATACAAATAATTCTAATACAAATATTTTAGCAACAGTAGTTAAAAAAGAAGGCGATGTTAAAACCCCTTCAACTAATCCAGGTTCACCTAAACCAGAACCAGTTAAATCAGCATTAACATCACCATTTTCATTTGATAATTTATATTCAGGTATAAAAGGCGAAGGAAAAGTAGAAGAAGTTAAAGATACCAATCAAAATACTGTTACTAAATCTAATGAAACTATAGTTATTAAAGATCCTCTAACTCCACCATCTATAATTTCTACAAACGCAGATGTTATGAAGGAAGTCATAAGTATCGATAAAAAAGAAGAACAAATAGATGATACTAAATCATTAGATATTTTCTTTAGTGATATTCAAAAAATGGCTAATCCATCTTTAAACCCTATGGAACCTATTAAAGAAGAAACTAAATATACATTATTTGAAGATGCTTGTGATAAAGAATGAGTGATAAAGAATGAGTGATAAAGAATGAGTGATAAAGAATGAGTGATAAAGAATGAGTGATAAAGAATGAGTGATAAAGAATGAGTGATAAAGAATGAGTGATAAAGAATGATTTTAAAAGAATGAGTGAAATAAAATTAATGAAGTAAGTATAATACGGTAAAATATTCTATAATGTATGATTATAACATGTTTGATAATCCATTTATTTTTGGTTTAGTTACCAGCACATTGATAACATTTATTTCTTATATTATTTCTAAAAATAGAAACAAATCAGAACAAGAACAAAAAGATAAATTAAATGATATGATTATATTATTCATACTTTGTTTTGTAATAATAGTTGTAGGAAAAATAATGGTGAGTGGTAGCAACACCCCTACAATGTCTGCTACTAAAGTAGTTGAAACTAAAGGTGGACAATGTCCATTTTAAACCGAATAATAAGTTGATTTAGGGAATTGTTTCTTCTTGACTCTGTAACAATGGAAAAAAGGATTTACAATAACATCTTTAGGTAAACAATTACATGCGTCCCTGGAAATCTTAATATATAAATCAAAGTTATCTTTTTCTTTATCTAACCTTGTACCATTTTTATCTGTTACCAAGAATTTTAAGAAATCTAAGAAATTCTGATAATATTCTTCATCTTCTAAATCATCATCATGGTTATATCGTATTTCATCTATCATAGTTATTGCTAAACGACATAAATCAAAATGATAACTTGGATAAACCATATCTTTATATTCAGTTTTTAAGAAACTAACTTGTGGGGGATGCGTGTACTGACCCTCTGCTTCACCATATTTTGAGAAAACATCATTCATATAAGTTTTTTTCCTGAATGTAAAAATACTTCTTCCAAAATCAATTATTTTAAATAATTTACCAAAAGTAGGAACTTTAAAGTATTGATTATTGTATTTATAGTATAAGAAAGGTCTATCTGTTTTTACATACATTATATTATTGATATGTAAATCATTATGTGTAAAATAATAATGCTTTTGAAGGTAGATTAGAGCAAATGTAACTTGAAATAAACAACTTCTTAATAATTCTAAGTTCATATATTTTTGAATAATATCTTCTAAAGTTCCCTCCAGAGTTTCAATAAATAGGTGAATTACTGGAAATTTTTTGAAAGTAGCTATATAATCATTATTTGATGAATCATCTGAATCATCTGAATCATCTGAATCATCTGAATCATCTGAATCATCTGAATCATCTGAATCATCAAAATCATCTTTACTACAAAATTCTTCTATATCGATTATTTTATTAACTTTATGAAACCCTTCATGATTTTCAAATTCATCTATATCTTCACTTATATCATGTTTATAATTTCCTAAACCATTACACGAACCATAGTATGTGGGAAATGATGGATTTTTATTACTCTCAGCTATTTTACTAACTAAGAAAGAAAAAAAAACATCTATGTAAGCCATATTATTCATATCATTCACTTTAACTACTGTATTAAAATTGTAATTTGATGGTAACAGTGGGTTCCTTTTCTTAGTAAATGAATAATTATTAAGTAAATAATGTATAGGATCTAATAATGGTATTGTTTTACAAAATAAGTTTGTTTCAGTATTACTTTGATCCATTTTATTGATCACATTAGCTTTGATTATCATATTTGAATTATATTCTTTAGAATTTTCTATACTTAATATTTCTTTTATATAATTATTTCTCTTAAAATCTATCAGTCTATGTGAATTGGGTGTATTATGTATATAAAAAAAAAGAGACATAATTGGAAAATATAATTGTGGTTCTTTTGTATCCAAAATATTTCTTAAAGAATTATTAAGTATTTTCATTTCATTTTTATTCCATTTAGAATATTGTATATTCATTATCAATTCTTATACAATAATTGTATAGATTAAACGTTTATTACCTTAAATAAATTTATCAATAAATGTATAATGGCGGAAATTCAATTAAAGAAGTTTGATATGAATCAAATAAAAGATGATAAAGTGGTTGTATTAATTGGTAAGCGAGAAACTGGTAAATCATTTTTATGTAAAGATTTACTACACCAACATAAAGATATACCGTGTGGTCAAGTTATTTCTGCCACAGAATCAGCTAATGGTTACTATGGTAAAATGGTGCCCCCCATTTTTATACATGATGAATATAAACCCGAAATAATAGCGAATGTCCTTAAGAGACAACGAATGATGATTGACAAAATAAATTCTAATGTTACTGTTGATCCAAGGTTATTCTTATTATTAGATGATTGTATATATGATCAAACTTGGGTTAAAGATAAAAATGTTCGTTCGTTATTTATGAATGGTCGTCACTTTAAGATTTTATTTATAATAACAATGCAATACGCTTTAGGTATTCCACCTAACCTTAGAACTAATGTAGATTTCGTATTTATTTTAAGAGAAAATTTTGTAAATAATAGAAAACGTTTATATGATCATTATGTTGGGATGTTTCCTACATTTGAAATGTTTTGTCAAGTGATGGATCAGTGTACTGAAAATTATGAATGTTTAGTTATCAATAATAATGCGAAAAGTAATAAATTAGAAGATCAGGTATTTTGGTATAAAGCAAATCAACACGATGATTTTAAATTAGGCGGTGATGAATACTGGAAATGGGCAGAACAAAATACCGGTGGTGGTAAAGAAGAAAGTCAATATGGTAGTGGATATAAAACTCAATATGTCGTAGATAAAAAATATTAAAGTGTTTCATAATTTGTTTAAACACCTGTTATTGATTTAATTTTACCCATAATTTCATCATATGTTCTACCAACACCACTTTCTATCTTCTTACCTTCTACAATTAAAAAGTGTGTAGGAAATCCACCAACACCGTGTTCTTTAGCAAATGCTTTACCTTCTTCAGTATCAGCATCGTGTTTCACTACTGATACATTATGGTTACCCATGGTCGATCCGTCTATTTCATTTGCTACTTTATCAAAATCGGGCATGGCTCTTTTACTATGACCACACCAGTTCGTATATACCATATGTAATTCTAATTTCTTTTTAGGACCTTTTGATTTAGCCATACCTGGTTTTCCTGCCATACCCGGTTGTCCTGCCATACCTGGCGGTGATACAGGTTTTACACCAGATAATAATACTTTAGTATCTAAAGCATAGTCCAACGGCGCACCTAACATAGGATTTTCTAATACAGGGATACCTTGAACTTTATCAGAACCCATAGATTTAACGGGACCACCCACTGTCCCAATAGTTGAATCACCCAAATTACCTTTCCCACCTACTCTCGAACCAGTGCTTAATAAATTACTTGGAAATTGATTAGAAGTTGGAACCGAACCTAGTAAAGGAGCAAAAGCATTATCTAATGAAGTTAAATCACTAGAAGTTGACAAAACTGATAAATCCTTCTGCATTGATGGTGGAGGTTTAGATGCTAGTTTCTGTGGAACTTGTCCAATACTAGAACCTTTTACTTCTACTTTATTTGAAAATTCAACACTAGGTTTTTTATCTTTATTTTCATCTAATGATGCGAATCCTTCTAAATTACTGTTATTGTCTAAATATAGAAAAAATAATACTAATACAACTAATGCTACACAATAATAATCAAACTTCATTTATATATTAAACAATATTTTTTTAATACATTAAATCATTTAATTTCCAATATTCAAAATCTTTAGAATTTGGTAAAGGACGACAAATTATGAATGGTATTTTTTTTTGTTTAAATTCTTCTAAAGCAATAGAATAAGCATTAGTTAGCTTGCTTGTTAAAGGTATATATATTACCGATCCATTTTCTATTTGTTGTGTTCTTTCAGCTAATACTTTAGTTTTTTCATATTTCGTTAAACATGGATCTGTTATTTTATTTTTACTATGTTCTTTATAATTTTTATAGAATTCTATAGAATCTGGGACATCTGTAGAAGGTATTAATGTAGTATCATATACATCTTCATTTCCACTATCATATGTATTTTCATAATCATCATTGTAATCTTCTTCGTCCATTATATATTATTATCTTATATATAATTTTAAATCAAATTTATTTGAAATTTAATAACGAAGGTTTCACCATATGAATCAAATTTATTTGAAATTTACAAATTATTCTTCCACTTGTATCCGCAATGGTTACAAATATATAGATATTTCATATTTACATCATCATATTTAATATACTTTATATCTATCTTTTCAGCATTACATTCTTCATTTTGACATTTAATATTCATGTTATCTTTAATAGTAGGCAATGTAATATCATGCGTTATAAATGGATTTGAATTTATTACATCACTTTTATCAACATTGATTGTTGTATTATTGTTAATTTCTATTACTTGATCTTTCATTTCTGTTTGATTACCACAAGACTTACATTTCATAATTATTTTATGTGTTTCATTATCAATGTATAAATAAAGGAGATTTTCACACTTGTCGCAAAATTCTACGTCCATTTTATATTACTATCTTATATATTTTTAAATCAAATTTCTTTGAAATTTAATTATCATTGAGAAAAGGTGTGTCCATATGATAGGCTAAATCTAATTTTTTATCAATTTCACTCAGTAATCCTGAATCAGCGTTACGTACATCATCCGATGTAACCGTTGTAAAATCAACTAATTCAGCCTGTGACTGTTCCTCATTCCATGATCCAGCAAATTGTAAAAACTCTTCTTTGAATAAACATCTAATTTTTAATGATTTAGATGTGTTTAACCATGTATTAAACATATCTATGGGTGGTGTCCACTTAGTTGTTCCATAGACTTCTAAATGTCCATCATTTATTTTTTGAATATCCGAAAATCCATAACAACCATTAAACCCTATTGTATTTAATTCTTGATATATCTTATCGATTGTATCGTTTGAACCGTCTACTTCAAACCATATGTAACAATTATTTCCCATTTTATAAATAAGTTAAGATATTATTTAAATACTTAATATTTAAATAATATTAAGTATTTAAATACTTAATATTTAAATGCTTATTTTTTTATATATTGTAATATATAAATGGGTAAAAGTATGAAGCGTACAAGTATGAAGCGTACAAGTATGAAGCGTAAAAGTATGAAGCGTAAAAGTATGATGCGTAAAAGTATGAAGCGTAAAAGTATGAAGCGTAAAAGTATGAAGCGTAAAAGTATGAAGCGTAAAAGTATGAAGCGTAAAAGTATGAAGCGTAAAAGTATGGGAAAGAATTATGGTGGGCTGGTTGAGGGCCCAGCATTATTATTAAATAACAGCTGTGATACTAAACATCCATATTGTAAACTGTATAAAGGAGATAAATATTGTAGAAAAAACAATTCAGACTTTGGGATGTTCAGTCCACCGGGTGCTGCTGATATATTAGCCGATTGTAAAACAGAAGATGAGATACTGGAAACAGAACGGACAAAGGGTATAGAAGAAGCCGAAGCCAAGGCCGAAGCCAAGGCCCGTATTATCTATAAAATTATTGAGATACAAAAAATTGCCCGCAAATGCTGTATGAGAGAAGGCTCGCTCAATGAATTCATTAGCCCACCCTTTCCTGGAGACCTTGAATCAACAAGTTTTAAAGAGCTAACAGAATTTTATTCTAGGGCCGAACCCAACGCCAAGAGAATTATTACCTCTAAAATTAGACAGTACTACGAAATTGCAGACCTAGAGCCGAGTGACTTTGACATGGTACACCTTGACACCTATCCCCTGTGTACGGTGGGCACTACTGGGTATACGCGGGATCTAATAGACGTTTATTATAATGTCGAATTCCATGCCAAGCCCAAGATTATATTAAAAATTAAACTACTAGCAATGCAGTGTGGCATAGTACCTCCTGCAGACCTTGAATCAAGAAATATGGAAGATCTAATAGATTTTTATTATGAGGTCAAAGCCAAAGCCGATAAGATCAATAAAATTAAAACAACATACGAACAGGCATTTGAAACCCCACCTGAAAGCCTTGGATCAAGAAGTATGGAAGATCTACAAGGTATTTTTAATGATATACGTGAGATTTTAAGGGAAAAAATTAGCCTTGTTAATAGCATCTTGAAGAAGGGTGAGGGGTGGACTATGAAACAAGAATACCTTAAGAAAAGTATTCCTGAACTTAAAAGTATATTACCCAAATAACCCTATTGTATTTAATTCTTGATATATTTTATCTATTTTATCTATTGTATCGTTTGAACCATATACTTCAAACCATATGTAACAATTATTTCCCATTTTATAAATAAGTTAAGATATTATTTAAGTGCTTATTTTTTTAAAAAATCTCATTTAAGAGAAGAGTTCCTAAAAAATTTGATATTTTTTACTTTGAAAATTATCAACAAACAAAATTTAGAGCGGTTTTGAGTTAAGAGGAAACTACACGAGTCTTTACTCGTTGATCTGACAAGGACTGAAAGTTGGTTACTTATTCTGTTGAGTCATACTTAAGTATGGCGACACTGCAAAAGGTGACTATCTCGGAGCAGGGGATCATCAAGAATATCCTGTCTCTTGATTACAACCATCAGACTACCGTCAAAGAATACCTGAACAACGTAGTCTCCAAGAACGTTCCTGAGGACCCTGTTCCTGAGGACCCTGTTCCTGAGGACCCTGTTCCTGAGGACCCTGTTCCTGGGGACTACGTTCCTCAGGACTACGCGATCAACATCAACATGAAGGACATGAACAATGGGAACCTCTTCCTCTTTGAATTTGAAGAAAAGAATGCTTCAGGATTCTCCACTATGGAGGAACTGGTGAAGGCATTCCGGATAGCTGATTCTGAGAGGTCTGGGACCAACAACATGGGGTACGGGATTTACTCACCTATCACCATTAACAAGGGTCACGACGCAATGGGTCTGTTCGTTCAAGACAACGAGAATGGACGGTTCTACAGTGTCGTGCACTTCAACAGCACTTTCAATATCATTACGAGTGCTCAGGGTGAACTGGAAGATATTATGAAAAAGGATATCGATATCACTTTCATGACTGATGGTATGGTAAATGGAACCAAGTTCGTTTGGATCACTTACCTGGCCAGCGCGCATCCGAAGAGTAAGAAGGCTCTTATTACCCCCATAATAAAAAATATTAGGAAGCATGTGATGTCATCTAGAGATAAACCATGTATGGAAGGTGATGTTAAGCGTGACATTATGGAACTCGGTAAGTATTACTACTATTACCTTAAAAAAAGTTCACATCCGGTGTCTATCACTTACGGCGATGTCCCTTTGGTGGGTATCGATATCCTTCAACCAGATGATGGTAAAACTCTCAGAGAACAAGTATACGAAACTTCTATTGCGAGAGATACTTCTTCGCAACTGGAGTATCGCATTCTCGATGATAGTGGAACTCTCCGCAAATTCAACAAGAGCACTACAAAACCATTCGGCGGCGGTCAGGCACCTAGACGATATCATGGTGTTCAGAAAGCAACAGTGCGTATCTTCGACATTGATGAACCTAATGATCGTGAAAACAAGACAAGGTCTATTGACCGTATGATGTGGGTGAAGATTGGTGAGACATACATCATCTCCGATAAAGATCTGCGACTGCAGGGTTGGCCTAATATAAGAGTTGTGATTGAACTTAATAATGAAGGTGAAAATGAGTTTGATTACTTCATCACACCTAATGCGAACAAATCGAAATCCGCCATCGACGAAGACTTCAAGAAGCGTTTGATCGATCTGGTGAAATACACTACAAACACGCATTTCTCGAAGAAGAAAATCATCGTCCCAGATAAGATGAAGCACGATGCTTGGGAAATTCATATCAAAAAAGTTATCGAAAATTTAGATGAACCCTTTGATGAACCCTTTGATGAGATGAGTCATGAAAAACAAATAAAATTAATGCTCCATGGAGGACAATGCGCAGAATGCTTTAATGAGATAAGTGTGTGGAAGTATGATGCCATTCTCATCAGTGTAAAAGGGGAAATAGAACTAGACAATATCCATTGTGTGTGCAAAGGATGTGGAAAGGGGGCAATTAGAGAATAAGTAACAAAAGACAAAGACAAAAAAAATATTCTATTTTTTTATTTATCTATTTGTTCCTTAACATCTTATGAATCAAGTTGGTCAACTTCTGTAAATTCATTATCTTGATTAACACTATCTAGATTATCATTATAGATTATACTATCTTGATTAATACTACCTTTAATTTTATTTAATTCATTATCTATCATATTACGTTGTATAACCAACATACTACTTTGTTTTTCTATGATATTTTTATATGATTCAATATTATTTTCATACTTTCCAGAATTTTCTTCAATTGTAATTGTTTTTTTTTCAAGGTTATCTAAATCTAATTCAATATCAGTTACCTTTAGGTTTAACTCACGTATTATATCATCTAAATTCTTCTTATATTTTAGAATAGCATTAGAACTATATTTTATGATTACACCACTTATAAAAGCTAATAAAATTAATTTTCTCATTTATATATAAGAAATAATTTAAAATTTAAATAAAAACAAAATAATATTTAGTTAGATTTACTTTTACCCTTACCTTTAGTTTTACCATTAGTTTTACCTTTAGTTTTACCATTAGTTTTACCTTTAGTTTTACCCTTATCTTTATTCTTACCTTTCTTAGTTTTACATTTATTATAATAATCAATACCTTTCTTAGCACCGTAAGCACACGCACCAGCTGCTGCTACCCCCATCCCTAATGGACCAGTCCCAACTACAGCAGCTGCACACGGGACACACGCAAACCCCCCTCTTTGTTCATTAGCGTAACCACCTTGATATTGACTTTGTAGCTTAGAACCTTCTTTTTCATACCATTTCTTAGGCCTAGACCATGAACCACCGCTCTCCCATAGTTTTATACCATACACCCCTTTATACTTTTTACATGGAAATTCTAACCACAAGTTATCTTTCATTTTAAGTGTTCTTTTTTTTGTTCGTTTTTTACCAGTACACTTAGGTTTGCTACTTTTCCTTAAAGGATGGTCATCTCCATCAGCAGTCCATGGTAAAATGTAAGGATAGAAGGTATTTGCTGGAAAAATATGATAACTGTCTTTGTCTATATTCAAAACATACCGTAGAGCACCTGGACCTGTTTCAAAATCTACATCGAGCGTCTTTAAATCTATCGAATCTAAAAATTTTTTATTCAATATACGCTTTAAAACAGGCGAGTTAGGAACAGCACCAAAAAAAGAATTTGATAAAATTGGTGATTTTTTCATATTTGGTCCTAATTCATTACATCCTACAAATTTTTCTTTACGATTAAATAATTTAGTTATATCTTTTAATAAAAACATATTCGCATCAAAATAGTATCCTCCATAAGTATTTACTATTTCGTAACGCATTAGATCTGCTACTTGAGCGTATTTTGAGTAAGTGTAAGGATCTCCTTTTGTCTTTAGCATTGTTTTTTGATTAGTATATTCTTTTATTTTATCACCTTGGTATTCCCTAACTTTTTTAATAGTATCATATGTTATAGGGAAATTCTTTTTAGTTATATCATCATCTCCCCATAACCGTTGTTTATATCCTGGGGCGTGCGCTTCAAACGTTTTCATAAATTTTTCTAAATAAGGAGGTTGTTTGGGTCCCAACCATATAAAATGTAACTTTTTAGGGATTGATTGTGAAATATTTTTTTTTGGTTTAACTGCTTTTTGGTGTGTTCTTCTTTTAACCATTATAGTATATACTTAGAATTTATATATGGATGGCTTGTTCTAACATTTCTTCCATTACCGATTTTTTGACCTGGTTAGTTCTTCTTAGTCCATAGGAATCTATCAATGTTTCTATATGCTCCATTTGTTTTGTCTTTAAACGGTTAGTTAATACTTCTCTTAAATGAGGAACATTTATATCTATCATTTCATCTATATCTTCTATAACAGTTTTAGAAATAGTTGAATTTGAAATGATGTTTTTACCCTTTAATTCATTTTTTAATAATTCACTTTCTAATAATTCAATTTTTTCATTTAATTGTTTTATTAAATCGTTGTCTTCAGAAGTAGAATCATTAGTAAGTGATTCATTTACCAGTAACTCTTGTTTTAACTTATTCTGTAACAATAATATTTCACCGTTTAATTTATTATTTTCCAATCTTAGAGAAACTACTTCTTCAGAATAACTGATATAACCTTCTAACTGTTTTTTTAAACTAATTATTTCTTCATTTAATTTACCTATTTCTTCATCTTTTTCATAAACAAATGATAATTTGTGTTTCATATTAACTATCTCTTCTTCTAATGATTTTATAATTGTATTATCTTGTTCATATCTAGTTTTTCCGTTAATTACTTGATTCTGTTTGAACCTTTCATCGTTATTATTAATCGGTAGTAAATCTGGTGCTGAAATTGACGAACTTTCTGGACGAAAATTTAACTTATTGGTAGATTCTCCTATATTATGATTAAATGATGGATTTATAGATGAATTTACTATAGTATTATTTGAATTATTACTATCAAATATATCTATACTGAAAGATGACATGAATATAAAGATATAAAATATAATTATTTTAATTTTTCTACGAATTTTAATATCTATTTACTTTTTAATAATTTATTCATTAATAAATCATTATCTCTTTTTAGTTGGGTATTCATTTGCAATAATTCTAATTCTTTAATACGATGTTGTTCTTTTAAATCTTCTTCTTCTCGAGTTTTATTATCAATTAGATCTTTTAAATAAAGGACTTGTTTAAATCTTTCCATCTTTATGTGTTCGTCTGTTTCTTTTTCTTCATCTTTGTTTTCTTCTAATTCTTTTAATTGTTTTTTAAGTTGTGTTAATTTATTTGAATTAGATATACTTTGTTCTTTTAACTTTTCTTTAAGTATTTCAGATCCTCTAACAGTATCTGATAATTTAGTTTGTATATCCGAAGTAGGACTATATTCTCCTTCTGTTAAAAGTGTTAGTGTATCAGATGGTTTTAAGTCTAAAACCGAACTGGATTCATCGCTGTCCTTATTTGTAACTTGTGTAGGCATATAGGTTTTATCGGTAGGTGTATCTACACTATCTGTAGTGACAGAAGTGCTAGGTGTTTTATCAACATCCGCTTTAGAATCAATTGAATCCTGCGAACGTCTTGAATCCTGCGAACGTCTTGAATCCTGCGAACTTGAATCCGGTGAACTTCTTGAACCAGTATTTCTTCCCGGATAACTATTACTTTTAGATTTAGGTTGTTTATTTTTCTTTTCTTTTTTAGATTTAGATTTACTTTTATTTTCTTTAGATTTAGTTTCAACTTCAGTTTTAGCCTTCTTAGAATCAGTTTTTTGTTTATCTTCTTTTTTTTTATCTTCTTCTTCTTTTAGTTTCTTTATAAATTCCATTAATTTTGATTCTAAATGTGTATTTCTAGATAGTATTTCTTTTTTTAATTGTTCATTCGTTTCTAATGATAGTAATAAAGTTTTAATATCTTTATCTTTTACTCTATTTAATTTATCAAATATTTTTTTATAAAGTTCATTCTTACCTTTGTATGCAATTGAACCTATTGTAGGGATAATAGTTGTACCTGGTATAGGCAACAGTATAGAGGTACCTAGTGATTTCCACGGAATTTTAAAAGTTTCTTTTTTCTCTTGATATTCACGGTAAGTTATAAGAATAATTGGTTGTAATAAATCACTTAGACCAGCTTTAATTATCTGTTTCCTTATACCCGGCATATATTTACTTCTAAAAGATTCAAGTGATTCATCACCAAATTTATCTACACCATAGTCTATATAATAAGTTAGTTGTCCTCTTCTATAATCTATATCTTGTTTAAATTTTTTAATAAATTCATCATAAACAATTTGTTTTAAATATTCATATATAACATATTCATCCATTGTATCAATTAATCTAATGAATTCATCATTTACACCCTTAATACTTCTATAATTATTTCTAACTCTTTTAATATTTTCTACTATTTTCGGTATATCTACTATTGTTTTAATATCTTTACCACATATTTTAATATTACCACTATATGTTCCACCTTTCTGTAATACTAAATTAATTGTATCCATTAAGGTTATTTTACGATTAATATCTAATTCAGGTGTAGAAGGTTTTCCACTTAATATTGAACTTTCTAAGTCTGTATTATTTTTTACAACTTGATAGGGAGATAATTGGTTAGTTGTTCCTTTTTTATCAGTTTCACTTTGTTTAGCATACTTTGCATCTATTTCTTGTTTTTTCTGATTATAATTATTTATAAAGGCTGTTTTTTCACTTGTCATAGATTTTACTTCTTGAGTATTTTGTGCTTCTAATCGTGTTATCTCTTTTAAATTTTCTTCATATTTTGCTTGTCCTTCTTCATAAGTTCTTATAGCGAACGTTTCCTGGTCAACTGTAGATTTTACGTGACCTCTTTCATTGTATTTAGATTCTATTGGATAATTAGAATACCTTCTTTTTGAAGCTTCATGATCATCATTCATTTTTTTTAATCTTCCATTTATTAATTTTAAATCTTGTAATTTTTTTTTTATTTTTTGAACTTGTTTTAACATTAACTTGTATTCTTCCCTATCGTATTGGGGTTTTTTAGAAATTATTTTATGTATTGGTGTAACTTCATCAAGTGTTAATTTTCCAGCTTTCGTAATTTCTAATGAATCAAGTGGTTTTTTAAATATTTCATTATAAATACTTCTAATATCTATTTCTAAATTATGTGAGTATTGCATATACCAGTCTCTAATAGTTTTAAGTGATTCTTTTTGTAAATCAATAATCTCTTTATCTTTTTGAGATACTGTTTTTATTTTACCAGTTTCTATAAATCTAGATAATAAAAGACCAATAGTTTTTTTTTCTCTATCAGAGAAAATTTCTTTATCTTTAGTTTTAGATTTCATTTCTTCTAAAAATTTATCTAAACTCTTAGCTCCACCAAATATGGTACCACCATACATTTCGTCTTCATCTACCTTCTTTTGTAAACAATTAATATGAATAGATAAATTAACCATGAACGGTTCCCCTCCCTCACCAGGGGTCCAGTTAGTCACCACTATTATATAGTTATCGGATGCCGTTTCTATAAATTTTAATTCTAAATTATTTAAGTTGACTTTATCATCATGATCCATTTCCACCCACTCACTATCATTTAAAAAATAAATTCCATAATCACAGCTACCGGTAAGCTCTAATATAATATCTTCATCATCATCTTCCCCATATTGACTTAATTCCTTTAATAATGTTTTACTTGGTTCACTTAGTTCGTCCGAACTATCACCGTCCGAACTATCATCTTCAGAAGTAATACTTTTTTTATACATAACATATAAATAGACCAAAGCATTTATCATTTTTTTATTTTCATCTGTATAATACTTTTTTATTAGTTCTCTATCTATACTAAAAATATCTACACCCCTATATTCTTCTATTAATTTTAGTGCATAATTTTTTACAGTATCTAACTCTATATCTAACTGTTTTATTTTTTTATCATAACTTTCTTTATTCAATGTAGAAATATCTTCATATGATTTAAGGTTAACTTTTTCACTTTTACCTTTATTAAATTCAGTTAGTTTTCCTTTAGCTTCTCTTAGTTTTTTTGCAGGAGATTTATTACCGAATAACCCCCCTGTATATATTATATTTTCATCCATATAATTTAATATATATAATATTTATTGAAAACGACCTTTAATAATATTCCATATATTAAGTGAATCTATCAAATTTATATGAAAATCACCATTCTTAATTTGTTCATATTCACTATCAAACATAGTAGGACCTTTCACTAAGTTATACATGATTAATGTAGCATTAGATTTTGTTATTTTTAATCTACCTATTTCTTTCTGATTTTTAAATAACGAAATATAATTAAATTCTGATATACCGCATAATATACCCATTTCATCTGCAAAATTAAGTAATTGTAAGCATAATGTTATATCTTTTTTCTTATCAGTAAATCTATTTACAAAATCAACTAATGATTCTCTTTTTACCACTATAACTTCTTTTTCTCTATGAGTATCAACCACTACTTCATTTATATCATCAATTACAGAAATTATACCATTCAATATATGAACATTGTCTTCTTTTAAAGAAATCATTGATTTCAATAACTTTTCACTTGTATCATCTATTTTTTCATTGTGTCTTTGAAGTAATTCTCTAAGTTCTATCAATTTTGTGAACATGCTTTGAAGTTTATGAGCCATGGTTTTATTCACTAGAGAACATACTTTATCAGATAAACTTACAATATTAGCTTTGTATAAGTGTAACAAAAATTTAATACCTAAGATTAAAGAATTGGAACTAATACCTTCACCAGATATAAATACAATTAGTTTTCCATCGATAATATCATAATCAATGATATCTTTTTTAGTAATCTTAGATTTGGTTGAGTACAAGATACCCATCGGAATATTCTGAATTTTTAAATCACGTAAAAGTTTGTCTACTTCAGCAGTCGGTATAGGTTTATCATAATTTTTATATTCAATCATAAATTCTAAATTATCATATTTAACTATTGCGTCACCAGTTCTATCAGTTGATGCTGTTTCGGTATATTCTAAAGTAGGGAAAGTTTTTCTGAATGATTCACCCATAAGTATTTCGCATAGTTTACCATTCTTAGAAGAATTACCACCCGTATTAAATAATTCTGTAATAGGTAAAATACTATCTTTTAATTCTTTTAACCCAGGATATTCACATAAAATATTTTCAGGTGTTCTACACTTAGTAAGTAAAAATCCATTATGAATTAAAGTTTTTAATTGTTCTGATGGATTTTCAGATAAAAAAATATAATTAATAATTTCTGTATCATTAAGAGTAAAATTTAAAGTATTTGATTCACTCTCTAAATTAATATTATAACTTAGATTACTGGTTGAATCCATCGTGTAAGTTTAATTAAATAGATAATAATGTGTTTAAGTAAAAATACTAAAATAAAAATACTAAAATAAAATAATTATATTAGTATATGGCGGAAGATTTGATGGACGCCTTACATTGTGATAAATGTTATAATCATACACCTCAACATCCTAGTGAAGTTGGAAATGATGGACAACTTAGTTCAAAAATTACAGAATGTAATAGTATAGATGATTGTTTATGGACCCCTAAAAATAATGATTTAAAAGGAGAATGCTCGCATAAATGTAAAGCACGTTTGACAAAAGGTGAATGTGAACAATATCAAGAATTTAATAAATCATCATTAAGTCCTGTTATATATGATTTCAGCGGTAATGATAATGAGTGTATATGGCATCCTAATGATTATTCTATGGATGAAACACACAGTTCAATGGAAGGGGTTTGTAGGGCAAAAGATAGTAAGTGTTTTGAAACCCCGCCCACTGAGTTAACCGCTTCAGCAGATACTTCATTAGGTGAAGTTTATTGTGGATATTATTATGGGGGACACGATAAAAAATGTTATAATAAAGATATAACAAATTGTGATGGAGATTGTGAATTGTATACTGATCCTAGAATGGATGAATTTAACTATATTGATAATCCTATTAATAAAGGTTTTTGTGTATCAGATGGTAAAATAAGATATGATTTAGAAACCGGCGAAGAACTTGGTTTAATTAAAACAGATGAAGAATGCTCACAAATAAAGGAAGCTGAAAATTGTATTGGTGAAATAGGTAATGGTTGTTTATGGGAACCAGTTAAACAATACTGTATTCCTAAAGTTCCACAACCTAATGTTCCTAAACCAGACGGGTCTGCTGTAACTAATAAAGATATGTATGATTCTTGTAAACCAATTGATGGACACTTACCCGGTAATTATGATTTAAATTTATTAGAAGAAGAAGGAATTAATGTATCAGAATACCGTGATAGAGATAATAAAAAATTTCCATATTATACTTCTAAATATTTATGCGATGTATGTAGTATAAGAGATAATGATTTAGATAATATGTATAAGCTAAATCAAGGAGCTAATCAAGATGAACTAAATTACTATATGTTAAAAGATTATGTTTTTTTTGATGGTTTTGGTGAAGGTAATATACGAAATCCATCAGATAAAACAGCTGTAACACCCGAGCAATATTGTGAAAAAGAAATAGATGATACACATGACGTATTTAATCCATGTACATGGTTAAACGATGACTCAAATAAAGGAGGCAAATGCTCAAGTAAATGTTCTCAACATTCTCCGGTAGATAATAATGTTGTAACAGCAAGAGATTTAAAAAATCATAAAGAACAATGTATATCGGATAGATGGTTTCCAGAAGAATCATTTAGAGATGTTGAGTTCCCCAATTTAAATAGAGATTCTGAAGATTCTGAAGATTATTTCAATGATAGATATTGTACTTGGGATGGTTTTGAATGTCATAATTCAATACCGTGTAAATTTGCACAACAAACTAGATGTGAAGATTTAGGATATGATTGGTATGAAGGAAGTGCTTTAGATATTATGGAAAATCCGGGTAATATAGGAATACCATTAGATTTATCTTCATCCTATCCCATCCTTAGAAAAGGAGATGGTAAACCAGTTGAAGGTGATATGGAAGGTGTTTGTATTTATCCTAATGTAGAAGCACCCTTTGTATCACATCCAGCAGATTATATAGTTAATCCAGAATATGTTGGAGAACAAGTAATTATGATTAAATGGCGTGAATATGGAACAGGGTGGTGGCAAGATATGTCATGTATGAGAAAAATGAGTAATTTAGATGCTTTACTAAATGATGAAACTTCAGGATATTTATCTAGTAAAAATACTGATAACTATTTCTTAGGTGAAAATGTAGCTCTTATACCATTTAAAATAGAACAAGGAGATAAATGTGGTGATATTATGATGAGTATTAACAATGCTCTACAAAGTTATCAATATTTTGTCTATAATGGTGAATGGGTTATGCATGCTGAAGATTTAGTAGAAGCTATTGAACGTTCTTATGATTCTAGTATAGATGAACCAACTAGCGACGATCCAACTAGTATAGATGAACCAACTAGCGACGATCCAACTAGTAAATATATTAAAAATTACGGTTATATGTATTATGCATCGAAAAGTTTAGAAGAAAATTTTGTAGAAATAGATGATGATAATAAAAGAAAAACATTGAATGCCATTTATGATTTAAGGGGTTCTATAAATATTTTACCAGTTATAGATGGTAAATGTGTTTTACAGGTAAAGAGTTTTAATATAGATTCTAATACTGGTTCTATGAAATTAGAGATTAGTCCAACAATTGAAGGCGATACACATTTTCAATTTGTTGAATTTATAGGGACTGAAATATTCTCTGATGATATAGATGCTACAATATTAGATAGTAAATTAACTTTAACAGTATTGTCTAAATATCATTATACAGGAGAATTTACTAATCGTGAACTCCTTCCTGAAAATATGGTTCAAGGTTATGGAACGCTTTATGAAAATAAATACATTAAAGATATAAAATACGAAAATACATTTAGCAGTAGGGAGGGTACAATAAAAGACCTAACATTTAATATCAATAATATTGATCCATTAAACAGTGATACAAACAATCTAGATGAAATAAAAAAGGGTTATATAGACACAATTGAAAGCGAATACCCAGAAAATGACAAAAATGAACTAAATAATTGGGCTGCATATAGAATATATAAAAATAATAATATATTTTCTCAACCTACTGTAGAAATTAAAGATGAATTGTATAAATTGAAATATAATACACAAGATGGTAAAACAAGATTATGTAGTGGATCAATTGAAACTTGGAAATATATAAATACTATGTATCAACGAAATCCTACATATCAAACTGTTAAATTAAAAAATGTCAATGGTTTGTTAAAAATGATGGCTAGATATTTAGATGGTAAAACTAATACTATACCTAGTTATTTTGTCCCAGATGATCTATATAATAGAGGGGAAACAGATGGAACCATTATAGATGAATATATAGACTCATATCAACAAAAAGAGATAACTAAAGCAGTTTTATGGTCCATTACTCGTAATACTCCACCTTTCTGGGGAAATTTATATTATGAAAGGGGGTCTCTTGAAGGGTCAGAACCACTATATTTAGATTCATGTGGTAATTTTAATATAATCCCAAAAGATTCTGGTGATGAAAATAAAACTATATATAAAGATAGTTTTAATGAAAATATTAGAGAAAATACGTTAATTAGACCTTTTGCTGATTTAGATGGTTCTAATAATTATATAAAATGGAAAAATTTAATGAGTTATACAGGTGGTAATAAGCGTGCTATCCAATTATCTAGGAATGTAGAAAGTACAGATTTTTCACTAGATTCTACAGATTTTAATTTATATTACCTCTCCATTATGCCATATATTGAATTATCTAAAAAAGAATTTTTACTACGATCTTTAAATGATTGGAATAGACTAACTTATAGACCTGTATTGGGCCCAACAGGAACTGTGGGTCAAGATGATTATGATGAAGGTTGTGGGACATCGGAGAATTTTGGTAGTGGTAGAACTCTAGACATACCCAATATCGTCGTAGATGATAATGGAACACTATTAAAAAATATGAGCATTGTAGATTCATATAATTATATTAGTAATGGCGACAATTTTAATAAATATTTCAAAGATGAATATCTTAAAGATCACTACCCAAGTGATAATTATGATGATGATGGCCCGGTTGCTAGTGAAAATTTCGACACCTACCAACAGCCAAGGTCTTATTGTAGAACTTACAGCCAACCCGGCCCCAATGGGCCTAGGGGAAATCAACCCCACACCATTTATATTAATTCTAATTATGAATATAATGTCGACTGGTATACCACTGATATAAATGATAGATATCACCTAACAGGTAAAATAGGGGGGGATAGCACGGTGGAGCCACCGGTCGACCCCTATATAAAAGCGGATATAACTGGTGGAATTAACCAAACTGGTTCCACGTTTATCCCAGAGCTTGGGGTGGACGGATATTATGGATGGTTATTTAACAACATGGGGGACGAGGGCTGCGGGAGTAACACTACTAAGTACATGAGTAGTATGCGGCCGTCGGTGATGGAGTGTTGCGGTCTCCGTGCATACCCAGATTGTAATATTATAGTAGAAGGTAATAATGGATTACCGGTTGATCATATCTTTGGTGTTAATTTAAATAATCATGCGGGGACCTATCCGCAACCAGGGGATCAGACATCACAATCATATAATTGGATGACAGGTGGAACAGGTAGAACAAGATCTATTCCCCTAAATATTCCAGATAATGAATTAGGTTATCCTGTTAATTATAATGAGGGGAGTACGGAGAGTTCTGCTCGCGGGGAGCAAATTATATATTATAATAATCTTATAAGATTATTAAAAAATGATATCCATCTATTAAACCGCTTACCACCATATGCTGATTCTTCTGATTCTGATCCCGATTTTCTTGATTCCAATAATTTTTCTAACCCAGGTGAAGAACAATTCTATGATAATTATTTAAGAAGCATAGACGGAAGAGAAATTTTATATAATAATTTATATTATCCTGATGATTTTACAGATGAAACACCTGATGAAGGTTTAAGGAAATGGTGTATGTCTAATGATGCTAGTATTGATGCTGATCTAAATATTACATACGATAATACTGTTTACACTTCTATGAATGGTTCAGACAAAAAGATAGATCCAGATAATCCTGAAAATAGTATGGGTATTTTGTATAGTGGTTGGTTAAATAATTATGAAAGTGAATTTGATTCTAGTAATAAAGAGTTATTTTATAGTAATAAGGATACTATTAATGCATATAGGTATCCAGATATTTGTGAACCATGGCGACTTAAAATAGGAACCGACGCAGATCATAAAGCTAAATATTCAAACGATATTATTTTTTGGGATGAAAGTGGAGAATTATTGACATTTAACTCTATTAATTCTGATGATATAAATTATGGAGACCATGCGTTCAATAATTTAGATAAAGTATTTACCGGAATAGATGAAACAAGTAAATCCGAAAGTGGTTATATCCCATATACATCATTCGCAAGCCAGACCGCACCCATTCAAGTAAAACCCAATACTCTAATAAATAGAGATGATGATAAAATGAATAATAAGTTTTATCACATGCTTTACCCTACATCAATAGAATTAGCTAAACCTAGAGAAAAATTCATTTATGTAGATATTACTCCAAATAATGATATATTTAATGTTGATACAACTAAATATATTAACATATATTATTTTATAGATACTTTAATTACAAATTATCCAGATTTACCAAGTGCTACACCCAGCGCACCAGGTGCTACGCCCATTAGAACTATTGATAAAAGAATACCATCGGCAACTAATAATATTTATGGTAGTATTGTAAATCAATATGATTATTATGATATAACCAGTGGTGCCACCCAGGAATTAGGTAAATTCTATTGGTTACATCCAGGATTATCAGAAACATCTACGGAAAATCAAACTATTAAAACTAAACAAACCGCTCTAATATCTGAGGGTGAAATAAAAACTCCGCAAAGATTAATAGATAATATAGGAACAAATGGTATAATAGTTGGTTGTAATAATAATTCAATTAGTAATACCAATCCGTCATCAAACACCTCTACACCGAATGACTTGAAAGCAAATCAACACGTAGCTTATTTCTATTATGTTAAACAATTAACTACACCGCAAGGTGGTGCTGATGCTTTATTATCTAGTTTTACATTTAACAATGAAATATTCCAATATAATGGAACTCATGTAAATGATATGACTAATAGCGGTATAACGGATGGTTCCCTATCCGATAATATAGATGAGTTAAATCTATCTACTACTAAAAATGAATTATTTTACAGAAAAGATAAATTTGAAGATGATTACTATGGTTCTAGATTACCTCCTAAATCATCAATAACTAAATCAATTGACTATAAATTATTTGGAACAGGGTTTGATACTGATACTGATACTACAAACCAAATCTCTTTATCTACTGAATTAACTACTCTAATAGATGGAGGACAATATTTATTACCAATTGATCGTATTCCTTCAGCATTAAAATATTTTAATGTAGGAATGGTTTTTGACTCATATACTTCGAGTGAATTATCTTCTGGTGAAAAAATTATTTGTGAAGATCTCATTAAAAGTAAGTTATCTAGGTGTGGTAATCCATATAACTGGATAGATTCAGGTGATACTAATAAGGATAAATGTAGATCGTGTTTTAATGGTGATGATGAAGATACATCTAGAGGTTTATGTGGAAATTTTCCTAATCTAATATCAGGTTATTCTACTCCAGAAATCTCTAGTATAAATCCTGAAACACCTGATGGTGTTACTGCTTTGAATGAAGATGGTATAACTGCTATTGATCTATCTAAAAGATTAGGTGTATGTGGTGTATTAAGTTTAAATCAAACTGATGAAACTAAAACACCATGGGATTTTATAGATGTTACACATGAACCGGAAGATTATGGTGTAGGATTACCCGATATAAGTCCGTATAGTGAAGAAAGAAATTGTAATAACCTTTCTCAAAGAGATAATCCTATAACTCTAGAAAATATAGATTTTATATCATTATTCCATGCCGGAACAAATATAGATTCACCTGATTATGATACTAAATTTTTCAAATCTGTTAGAAATGATGTATCTGATATATTTGAAGCAGGTGGTAGCGATAATATACCATATGGTTGTATTAGGACAGATCTATCATTAATTGATAATGATAAAATAAAATTAAGTTGTAATACAAACTTATCTTCAAGTGTAGAAAGAGATAAACATGTCCTCATTAATTTCATAATAGAACACACCGATGAATTAAATACCAGTGATAGAACCAAATTAGCTATAATGTCAAATGAAGAATTATTAAATAAAGCACTAGAATTAAATATAGATATTAGTCTTATTAATGAATATACTAGACCTAAAGTTTATAAGAAGTTAAGAGATGTTAAAATAGATAATGTTTGTGAAAAATCAGGTAATTACTGTGAAGATGATAGTGATTGTGACGGTAGTGATATATGTGGTAGATATGAACAATGGAATGACCTTCAAAGTTATTATTATAATATAGATAATGATGGACCATTATCAAAAGGTTTTACTATGAGAAAAGAATGGTATATGGGTGGTTGTGGTATAGATTTAAATTATAGTGACAGTTCATCTGGTGAATCTATATGTAAAGATAAATATCCTGGTTTATGTGAAAAAAATGTAGATAAATGTACATCAGATAATACTGCTGTAAGAGAAGCCATTATGTTAGATTGCCCGGAAACATGTCAAGTTCAATATACCGATTTTGATAGATATAAAACTGACCAGATTGGAGGATTATCTATATGCACTGCTAGAGGTAGATGTAAATGGTCACAAGACAAAGATGAATCAAACCTTCTACCTCCATGTGAAGAACATACTACCAGAGAAATGGGTTCTGTTGAAAAATGTAGGAAGTATAATTTAGGTCCAAGTGATGGAGGACCAGATGCAGGTTCTTGTAATCTTGATGATTACTCACAAACATTGGCTTCACCAATTTGCGCCGAACAACGTTGTACAAGTATGCAAGGGTGTCTATTTACAAAACCTAAAACTCGTTATTGTAGAGTTGAAAGTTATGTTGATGATAGAATTGTAAATGAAGAAGATTGTCCTGGTGGGAGTAGATGGATAGGTGCATCTACAGGTGGGCAGTGTATTATGCCTTATAAAGAATTTTATGATTCTGATTTACAAGATTTTGAACAAGATTGTTCTATATTAGGTGGTACGATTATAGATGGACAAGAACAATCGTGTGAATATATACCAGATTTACCTTATACTGGGGAAGATCCATGCACACATCTTGTAGACCTAGATGATTTGACTGAAGATGAACAGCGGTTGTATTTATTTGCGAGTAAAGGTGGTGTATATATTGATAAAATAACACCCGAAAGTTTTGATGGCGAAGAAAAAGAACATCCTGATTATATTAAAATAATATTAAATACTACTTTGAGTAACGCTAATATTAATGATTTTGAAAATTTAGAGTTAACAGGATTTCCTAGAGATAAATATATATACATCGGTAATAATACAGATGATAATAATTCAATATGCTCACAATATTTATTGGGAAAATCTAAAATAGTTAAAATAGCTGATAAAGATGGTAAAACAGAAATAATAATAGGTGGTCCCAATAAAGCATATATATTGCCTAGACATACTGAAGATAGTCCTGACGAAACTTATAAAATGGGCGATATAGATATTGGAGGTTCTAATGCTTGTGAACTAATGGGTATATATGATATTGAATCATATTTTACAAATAATACAAATGATGCTGATACTAGGAGTACAGAACAAAGGAAATCTGATGCGTGTTATTATAATCCTAGAGGTGCGTGTAATTATGAAACATCTAGTGATGGATCATCTGGTGATTGTGTAAGTTGCGCATTATACGAAGATGAAGTTAGTTGTTTTGGTAATAATGATACAAATGAATATTCGCGATGTGGGTGGGGTTCTATAAAAGATATGTGTGGAGTAATTGGTGAAATGGATGAATGTAAAAAGATGCATATAGATGGGTGTGAATGGGACCCTGCTAAAGAAACATGTTCTCTAAATAAATTAACAGATGATGATGGTAATCCATTAGTTGATAAAGTAGGATGCGTTAAATGCGATGATATTGGACATAGAAATACATGTAATTCTATGAAAAATTGTTTTTGGGATAGATTAACTGTAACTGATGATGGTATTGGTAGATGTAGAGCATGTTCTAATATAGGTGATCCAAATAGAGGGACAGATGATCCAAATAAAGATATTATAAATTTTTCTGGTTTATCTACAGATCCTATTAATATGTGTGATGATTACCAATTAACTGAAGGACAATGTGAATTTAGAAATCCTGAAAATAGAGTATCGGGATTAGATACTGATTTACATATTTTTTCTTCTGAATTTGGGGATATGAATAGTATTTCAGGTAAAATATTGAATTCGTGGAAAATTATTTTTGATGATGTCACGGGTCAAGCTAATGAAAAACTGGATGATAATGAATGTTTAGATGATGATGTTCAATGTAAATGTAGTCCAACACGTTTATATCCATTGTTCCCTGATTGGATTATCCACAACTTAATATTCTTATTGATATTTGGTCCATTCATAGCATATTTTGGTTACGCGTGGTATAAAGTTTTAATAAGTCCAGCAGTATTTAACGGAATAGAAATAAAAGATGGCGGACCGAATGAAGTATCAACTAAACCAGAAATGGGTGAATTATTAGAAACGTTAACTAAAGGTATAACTAAAAAATTTAAAAAAAATATTGAAGAAAGTTCTAAAGATACAATTGAGAATATAGAAGAAACATTAAAAGACGTAACCGGTTCAATTAAAGGTGGTTCTAATAAGATAGGGACAAGATATAAACTAGAGGGTATGAAAGGTGAATATAATATATCAGATATATTTAGTTCAGGACCTGAATCAGAATTTACAATTAAGGTAGGAAAGGGTAAATACTTAACATCTAAATTTAAAGGATTTATAGAAGTTTTGGGTAATCTATTTTCTAGCGATGATAATTCAAGTAAAGATAAAAACTTTCTAATGGAATTGTTCAATGAAACAATTAACCCGATGATGTATACAAAAGGTTCAAAGTTTGATTGGTTTAAAGCTCAATTCCATTATCTAACACCCTCAACAAACCCTGATACTACACCTATAATGTCTGCTCCATTCAGAGATTGGAGAAATTTAAACGGTATATTTGAAAAAGCTAAAATTCTAGTATATGTACCTGTCTTACTTATGAATCCTATTAGTTTTCTAAAATTATTATTTGTAATTATATCATTTCCATTTACATTACTACAAATATTAGCAAATAATGTGAGGTTATCGATACCTATGAGAGTTGCTTCTATATTTGGATTTATTAAAAAAAAACTAGCACTTTTACTAAATATACATTGGGCAGTGACGATTTTTGTTTCAATATTGATATTAGTATGCATAATTGCTATGGTTGCATCATTAGTAATAGTAACAGTAATATTAGTTAAATATGGTATAACATGTTTCTTAGAGCTAACAAAGACTGGTGTATTACCTAATAAAAACTATGTTGATCCTATAGATGGTATAACACATAAAGATGAAAACACAGGCACAATTTACCCCGCCGCCGCTGTTTGGCCTAGGAGATTGTATCGTGAAGAATGGGATGATATGATTAAAGATCCTATATCAGATGAAGTTGTTCAACAACGTGAAAGTTTATTACCCGATATATTACAAGGTTCGATTAATGATAAAGATAATGTTACAGATGCATACAAAATAGCATATATGGAACTTGAACCAGAATCATTAAACTGGACGCAAAGTTTAAGAAATATAGGAACTTACTATAATAATTTTGTAAATAGATTAGGTGATAATTTCTTATTTACATTTATATTAGCCCCATATATCATTTACAAGTATATTACATCAGTATCAGATTACTTTCCTAAGGAGGGAGAAGTATTTCAAATTAAAGATGTATTACTTTATACAGTAGGATATGCTATTATATTTGGTGTAGTATCTGTTATAATGACAAGGTCGGATCCTGCTGTTAATGAATACGATGGAGTTGAAAAAAAATGTTATGATGATATTCCAAGTCCATTTTCTTTAGGTGATGGATCTCCTATTAATTACCCTAAATTATGTTATGGTGATTCATTAGATGAAGGTAAAGATGAATGTCCTTATGGTTGCTATTATATTGGTGATGGTACATTTAATGCTGATGGAAGAGTTAAAGATGATAATCCAGATTATGGTAAAAAATGTAAAGACAATAGAAGTGGATTATCACTTGCTTGGATATTTGAACCTGAACCTAGATTAAATATACCAATATCTGGTATTGATATAGATGATGAAAGCAAAGGTAAATGGCACAAAGATGGGCCAGCAGGAAAACAATATGCCTGCCCACCTAAATCTAGATTTTTAGGAAAATATCCCTATGATAGTTTATGTGCTACAACAGCCAAACGATGTAAAGCGGCTGATAGTATTAATAATCTAATTATTGATTCTGATGATTTCTGTGAATCATTATACATGCTTAATAACCATAATGACACACAGTGTCATAGTAGTTTTATTGATGGCGATGAAATGACACAATCAGATTATTTATCAAAATCGGATGAATTAGCAAGAGGTCCTATAACTGAAAATGGAATAGAACCAGCTGTAAGATGTGAATTACATACACCTTACACTAGCGGTGAAGGTTATTCAACCGATAAATTTTGCCCTTTCCCTCTACCGGCTGGAGAAAATGATTTATTATCACAATCATCAGACCCAGAAGATAATTTAAGATCATCTATACCGCTATGGACTTATCTATATGATAAAATAACTAACAGAACTACGCCTGAAATATGCACATACTTATGTGAAAATCCAGATAACTGTACATTAGCAGAAAATACATTTAGAGATTATTGTAATAATGTAGACATGTATAGTGATTCAAGTAAAACACCAGAAGAAATATGCATTACTCCTTCAACAGATGGTAGAAATTGTCGGTATTTCCCAGAAAATATACCCTTGCAGATGAGCATGCAAAACCAGGAAAGATATTATATTGTTAATCAAGAATATGGACAGAATTTATTCAGTTAAATAAATTTCTCTAAGGATTTATTTTCAGTTAAATAAATTTCTCTAAGGGATTTATTCAGTTAAATAAATATCTCTAAGGGATTTATTTTCAGTTAAATAAAATATTTAATTATATTAAGTAATGCCTTCACAGAGTCAAATGAACCAAATATCGCTTGAAAGAAACAATGATATTACGAGTGAACCAACACCAAATTTTTACAAGTCTGATACGGAAAGTATCATTCGTTGTCCAGAAGGAAAAGTTTTTCAAAGTTCCCATGTATTATCAACAAATGGTGAAGATTTATCAGTTCTTAAATATACACAAGGAGATGGTTCATCAAAATGGTTTAAAAGTGATGGATCACTAGATGATAGTGATAGTTATACAGTGGACCTTCAATGTGTTCCAAAATATTGTGATCCACAAGGTATAATTAATTCTGATAAAGAATTTGATGTATTGGTTGACAATATGGTATCAGAAATAATAACCTGTAATGATGGTTATGTATTTGATACAACTAATACTAAATTAGGTAAAGTAAAATGTGGAACCATACCCATTGTTAACGATGATGGATTTAATAAAGAAAATGAAGTAGCATGGATTGTAGATAACCCTGCTGCGGAAGCTATATGTAGTTCAGAAGATATAGGGGGTGAAACACAATGTGAGGAGACCCCTATACCATATATAATATCTAGTAATACAAATGAATTGTATGAAAATCATGAAAGACAATTAAATTGCACTTGGATACCTGAAATAAATTCGGGTGAAAGTGGGTTCACTAGAAGTAATGGTTATTGTAAATTTATACATAGGTCTGATTTTAATGATTCTGAACCAATTTGTAGATCTATGTATTGTAGTCAAAAAAGTGTTCCATATTCAAATAGAATTGAAAGCGCTGATGGACCTCTTCCTGGTCCAGAAACAGGAGCTATTCATGGAAAATGTGTTGATTTTGATGGTCAAATAATAGATAATATAACTAATTCATCAGATTGTGCTTGCTTTAAACATAAATCAGGTGATGTATGTGTAGATGATGATAATTGTCAATGGTGTGGTTATAATCCAGAAGATGGTTCGGGTGGATATTGCTACAGCACTAAAACTCATCTAGATATATGTAATATAAACAGTATCGCAAATAATAGAGGCGGTGTATGTAATCATACTAAAAAAGATATCAATAAACCAAATAAACCATCAGGTGGATGGACCAAAGAAACTTGTGAAAATGATGTATGTGTTAAAAAAAATTATTGGAATGGTTTAACTGTTTCTAGTTTTGAAACCCCTAAAGAATTAGAAGATAATTATGAACCTAATGTAGATAATATAGATACTTGCGTGGGTTCTAATCAAGAATGGTATAGTGGATATATAAGTCACAATAACAATGAATGTATTCTTGAAAATAATAAAATTTTGGATGAATATAGCAGTCAAGAAATATTAATTCCATATTATCCTTTACAAGTTAGTGCTGATGTTAAATTGAACATATCAGATTATATATGTGTTCCTATAGATGGTAGCACTAGCGATGCTTCAATATGTAATAGTAAAAAAAAATATCAATGTGTTAGTGATGCTAATGTTCCCGGAAGTGAACAATGTGAATGGATTGAAAATCCTTTAAGAGATTCAATATTTAATTGGGGTCTTAATGATAAATTAAAATTTGTTGGAACTGGATGCCCTACATTATTTTCAACATCAAAGGAAGAAATTCTATACGATATTGAAAAAGAAGGCAATTATATAAAATTAAATAATGCTACTTTTGCACCAGCTACAGGTCAAAATAACTTAGATTATATAGATACTTGTAGAATTATAGATGTAAAAGATTATAGTAATATTTTTGACAGTAATTATTGTTCAACTGATATAAATGGGACTAGTATAGATGATATTAATAATTGTCACAATCCCAATATTAAATATTGTCCTTCACATGATGCTAGCGTGGATGATGATGAAGCTGAAAGTATTTGTGGTTCAGATGAAAGTTTTATACATACAGTAGATGGTGAAGATGTACGAGTAGATGGATGTAAATATTTGGTGGAAGAAGACCTTGATTATGAATCAGCAACACATGGTTGTAAGCAACCCCTTATTCCAACAGGATATGAATTAAAATGTTTTCCAGAAAAAACATTATCCTATAATTGTAGTAAACATGTGGGTAGTAATGATGAATCATCTTGTACTAATACAAATTATGAATATTATGAGGGCAATGAATTAAAAATTGATAATAAACGTTGGTCTTATATAGGGATAGGTGAACCGGTTAACTTTAAAGATTATTTATTATGTAATACCAAAAATGTAAATGATGTAAGTAGGACTAATAATGAATTAAGGTGTAATATGATAGGTCAAGATAAAGCACATTGGGGTAAATTGTGTCAACTTAATTCTGATGATTCTATTAAAATACCCGTAAAACATATATGTGAATTAGCTGAACCGGTTGTAACTGATGATGGTGATGGTGGTGCTACGTGGGGTAAATACAAAAATTCAGATGGTGTATTGGAATACGGATGTTATAAAGATAATGGAGAAAAATATAATGATGAAGATGTATGTGGATTATTAGTTAAAGATGATACTAATCAAAATACATTAATTGATAGATCAACTGTTCCTTCAGTAGATACAGATAATGTATTAACTCTTGTTAATAGTCCTGATTATGATAGTCGCTCTAGCACATGTATTATAGATTTTTGGGGTGAAACAGGTGATAGAGGGGAAGAAGAATATAGAGATATTTGTGAATCTAGTGTAAATCATTCCATAGGGTTTGGATACAAACGGTTTGAAGGTGATAGAACAGGTATGTGTGTTAATTCTAATAATAAAGAAATAACTAGTAGTATATCACACGATCATTGTGGTATTAGTAATAATATATTTACCAATGAATATACATATAATGATTTAGGGACATTTCATAGTCTAGGATCATCAAAATTAAGAAATCAACCAGATGTCCCCACTACTTGGACGGGTGGTGAAATATCATATGAAGATGGAATACATCGCAGTGAATGTTCACCTAGTATTATGAATAGTTGTAATGTTAACTGTGATGCTGGTTATGGTGGTGGTGGTGAATATTTTTGCCAATATAATGATTCAGGGGGGGATATTTGTAATGATATTGATAGAAAAACAGCATATTTTGAACAACATACGGATGGTATAAGCAAACAAGAATTATGTGATAGTTATCCTAATTGTTCCTATGAAGGTGATAGTTGTATTCACGATATTTCTAAAAATGATGGACATTTAGAATGGATAGGATCACCTTGTTATAAAATTGATAATACTAATTTTTCACATGGTATTGCTAAATTACCCGAATTAGATAAAGTAATACCACCATTTGTTAGAGTATTTATGTTTATGGCAGTTTATATTACCTTAGCAATATTAATTATATCATTAATAGTTAAATTTGGTTTAAAATTAATAGGTGGTAGTTTAGATTTATCCATCAATAATGTATTTAATAGCGTTAACAAACTAATTGATGTTATTACTGATTCAGATAAAGTTGTTAGAAAAATAATATTATCAGAAGGCGTTAAAAAAGAACATAAGGTGGGATATATGGTATTTACTGCCGGTGTTTTTATAGGAAGTTATTATTTATTTCAGTATATAAAAGATTATATTAAAGATACCTGGTCTGATATTACAAATTACATTAAAAAGTTAAAACCTTCATCAATCAGGATGCCAACACAAGTAAGTCAAGCTTACGCAGAAGTTAGAGGATCTGATGCTTCAGGTGTTGAAGATGAATCTACAGAATTTGCTAATAGATTAAAAGATAGATTATCTGGAATAGATTTAAGCAGTGATATTAAATTTGATAACCTAAAAACTATCATTCAAACATTGGTTGGAGGAATTGTTATATTTATTATAATAGCATTAGTTACTAAAAGCGATTTAATAGGTAAAGTGGCACAAATAAATTAATAATTAAAATTTTGAAACTCTTTTTCTCTTTCTTTATAAAAAAAATCTAAATCATATCTAGGTTTTTTTTCAATTTCTTTTAATTCTCTAAATAATTTATAAATGAACTCTGGTTGAAAATTCATTAAATATATTACAACTAAACATAAACTGATGAATCCAACAAAATATATTTTTTCTTTCATTTCTCTAGGATAATGTAAATCTAAATAGTAATATCCTACACATAACCCTATAATAAATAATAATGATAACATATATTATTACTAATTATTTTATAAAGAACTTAAATAACATTTTCTACATACTGCGATATATTTACCGTTTGAGCCAACATCTATTTTTGATGATGAATTAATTATTTTTTTAGAGAATATACCAGGTGTTCCATCCTTACATTGAGAACACAATGCTTTTAACTTAACAATATCATCACACAAAGGTAACAACTTATGGATTTGTCCAAAGTTTTCTCTATCTGAATCACCATCTAAACCTATGACAACTACATCCTTATTATGTGTTTCTACAGCTGACCTGACAAACTCATATAAATCTGTAAAGAACTGTGCTTCATCGATAAAAATTGTATCGGCACATTTAAAATGTTCAGTATTTATCTGATCTATTAATTTATCAACAACATAACAGGGTAGATGACCTTGATTGTGTGTAAAAATACCAGTTGAACCGTATCTCTGATCTAATACAGAATTATAGATAATGTATTGTTTTTGAATGCTTTGTATTCTATTAACTCTCCTTACTAGTTCAGAGCTTTTACCAGAATACATACATCCTATAATTAATTCTAACGACATTATATTTATAATAATTGTAATTATTTTAAATATGTTTTAATGCTTCAGTTAAAGACGGAAATGCTCTGTAAATAAATGAATGTTTATAGGCTTCTTTATAATTAGGTGATATCCATATTGGTATCCAACCTTGTTCTCTAGCACCTTCTAAATTTTCTAACAAATCATCAAAAAATAAATACTCATCTACTGGTTTATTTAAATCTTTTATAATATCTAATTGAACTCTTTCATAACATTCTTTATAAGGTTTTCTTACAGGCATATTATTGCGAGCATATATTTTTTTGAATTCATCATCGATATCCATTTTATTTAAGATTTCATTCGCGTGGCCAAATGTTGCATTTGTTAAAATATATTTAGGTAACTTAATTCTTTGAATTTCATTTGAAAGGTCTATATTCGGTAAAATACTATTGTAATCCATTTTCGTAGATTTATGAACATATAAAGTATCATCAATATCTATTACTAAACAAAAATTCATTTATATATAAGTGTTCATTTTTTTTCTAAATATCTTATTATTTTTCTATGCTATATTATAAAATGGAAGGTAAAGTTAATTTTCCAAACAATGAAAAAGATTTGATTATGGTATTTGGGGAATTTGGTGGGGAAAATCAAAACTTTATGAAAGGAATGGAGAAAATGGAGCAAAAACTAGATGAGGGTGAGGAGCATCCTCTAGATATAATGACAAAAGAAGGAACTCTTGATTGTATTATAAATAATTTTTATAGTGATGCTGTTAAAATTACCATACCTTCTATCATGGTGGACCAAACCTTGGTTCTACCATATCAATATACTAGACCTCATTCTGGGGAAGTGAGAGTGCGCGGGACCCCGATCGAAGGAGTCATGGATTATGTACCATTAATTTTAGATAAAAATGGAAATGATATCCGTTTTTCCTCTAAATATCCCAAGTACACGTTACATGATTATAGAGGTGGTAATAGAAAATCCATTAAGCGTAAGCTTAAGAGAAATACAAAGCTTAAGAGAAATACAAAGCTTAAGAGAAACACTAAACGTAATATTAAGAGAAATACTAAACGTAGAGTTAAGAGAAACACTAAACGTAATATTAAGAGAAATACTAAACGTAGAGTTAAGAGAAACTAACCATAGAATAATAAACAAAATATTAATTATAACTATTTTAATTTAATTTTTCCTTAAATTTAAAAGGTTTCTATTTAAAATATAGACACCTTTATAAAGTAATATGTCTTCAACTGTTCCAGAAATTCCTATTAAACATCCGGAAGAACCCCTTTTATCTGAAGAAGAAAAGCGTTATGTTATCTTCCCTATTAAGAAAGAACCAATTTGGAATATGTATAAAAAGGCGGTTTCAAGTTTTTGGACACCCGAAGAAATTGATTTATCAAAGGATATGGACGATTATAATGCGTTGAAAGAAGGTGAACAACATTTCATTAAGAATGTTCTGGCGTTCTTCGCTGCTTCCGATGGAATTGTCAATGAAAATCTGGTTGAACGGTTTTGTAACGAAGTACAGGTCTTAGAAGCTAAGTTCTTTTACGGTTTCCAGGTTGCGATTGAAAATATCCATTCAGAAACATATTCATTACTCATTGACACTTACATCAAGGATACCTTAGAAAAAGACAGATTATTAAATGCTATAGAGACTATCCCTAGCGTAAAAAAGAAGGCTGATTGGGCCTTAAAATGGATAAACGATGATACATCATCTTTTGGTAAAAGAGTAATTGCTTTTGCCGCGGTAGAGGGTATTTTCTTTTCTGGTTCATTTTGTTCTATCTTTTGGCTCAAGAAGAGAGGACTTATGCCAGGTCTATGCTTCAGTAATGAATTAATTAGTCGTGATGAAGGATTACACACAGAGTTTGCTATCCTAATGTATAGCATGTTGAACGATAAACCAGATGAAGATACAGTTAAATCAATTATTAAAGAAGCAGTTTCAATTGAAAAAGAATTTATTACTGAGTCTCTACCTTGTTCCCTAATAGGGATGAATCATAAACTAATGAGTGATTACATTGAATATGTTGCTGATCGTTTACTTATGATGCTTAAGATTGAACCGGTATACAATACTCACAATCCATTTGAATGGATGGAATTAATCTCAGTTCAAGGCAAAACAAATTTCTTTGAAAAGAGGGTAGGTGAATATGCTAACAAAGCCAATCCTAACAAGGAGGTTGAGGTAGCAGAGTTCTCAATGGATGCTGATTTTTAAAAAAAAAATATTCTATAGTATAAAATGGCAAGGAGAATTCGTAGAACTAATCGTAAGAATTCCAAGCGTTTAAATTCTAGGCGTAGAACTAATCGTAAGAATTCTAAGCGTTTAAATTCTAGGCGTAGAACTAATCGTAAGAATTCCAAGCGTTTAAATTCTAGGCGTAGAACTAATCGTAAGAATTCCAAGCGTTTAAATTCTAGGCGTAAAAGTAAAGTTTTGAACCGTAAAAGAACTATGAAACGTATTAATGTTAAATATCAAAAAGGTGGTAATCTAGTGATGGTAGATGGTAGAGTAACTAAATTTACCTATGAAACACGTGAATATGAATGTTTATTAGTAGATAATACATTACCCCTCTTTATAGGTGATAAAATTGAGGTTGAATTTGAAAGTCTACCCGAAGATTTAGACAGAACCGGTGCCAGCGGATACATTCACGATGATTTTGAATATAAAGGAATTATAAATGGAGAATATCAGTTACCTTTTTCAGTAACCGAATTAGGTGTCTACACAAAGATTAGGTTAAAAGGTGTAAAGTTAAAAATAATTGAACATGAAAAGACAGGTTCCAATAGACCAGAAAATACGGAGGGAATACAATTGAAGGATGAGGAAATATTATATATAATTAAAGAAGAGGCTGCGGCGAAGAAGGCAGCGGAAGAAGCGGCTAACAGTCCCGAAGCAATAATGGAAAAGCAAGAAAATGCTCGTTCAGAATTAATTGAAATGATAAATGCTGATAGAGGCGAGGCCACCCCCATTGAAATAGTTAGTAAAGGCGAAGATATTATTTCATTATTAAGGAATTATGCGCATGATGAAATTAAACTTGATATTAATTTAGATGAAGTTGTAGAGGAAGATCCCAAAGGTAGAAAATTAAGAGAAATTATTAAGGATAATTTTGGTGGTAAGCACAACACGGATACTTTAATCATATCATATATCGATGCAAACAATTCAGTTGATGGCGATGATGGTGGAGATAGTGATGATGGTGGAGATAGTGATGATGGTGGAGATAGTGATGAAGATTCATTTTAATTTTATTTCTTCTTAGTTAGTCTGTCTATATTCGACCGTGATTTACTCACTGATCTATTTTTTGTTCCACCGGTTTTAATTTTATATTTCTTTGATGATTCATTAAATTCTAAATTTTTAATGGATTTAATTTCTGCTTTACTTTCATCGTATTCTACATCGGATATTTTATTGAATAAACCATTTTCACAGGCTTTGAATAATAGATTTTTAAGTTCTTTTGATTGTTGTTCGGTAAGTTCCTTATCCTCTTTTTCAGATTGAATGAATATTAATAAACGATTCATTTTAACACCTTTTTCAAGTTTATTCCATGGTAAAGTGAACCTTGGATCTAGTATTTCTTCTTTATCTTCTTCTTTATCATCTTGTGCTTCTTCTTGTTCCATTTCTTCTAAATCAGAACCAAACTCTAATGGTTCAACCTCTTTATTCTCAGTAAAATCTCCTTTCTCGTTAGTTTTACTACCAGTTACACTATTATCCAACTCATCTTTTACACTATCTGTTACATCATCTTTTACGCTTGTTTGACTCAAAAGTTGTTTTAAATCCATTATATATTAATTACTCTTTATATCCTTAAATTATAAAATATTATCTATGATATTATATATTAATGGGAAAAAAGAAAAGTATCGATGGCTTAGATTTTGTAAGACCACCTATGTTAGAGATGAAAAAGGTTGATGAATCTAGTGATTATAAAGAATATGAAGTAACCACTTTCAGAACACCTAAAGATAGAAACTCTACTAATGAGGATGATCAAAGTTATATTTTTACAAGCGTAACAGACTCTATGATATTCTGTAATGAAAAAATGAAAATACAAATGCCTAAGAAAAGTTTTATGAAGAATCATAACGGAAAACATAAATTTGCTTATGCGTTTGGTATGTTTCCTTTTCCTAAAACAGGTAAAGCTGCTTATCTCGATGGTTGCATTCTAGGTGCTCTCGGTCTAAAGAGACAGGGCGTCAACGCTGATGTCATTTGTTTCGTTACACCCGATATTAATTTTCAAGACAGAATGAAATTGGCTGTTGTTTTTGACCAAGTTATCCGTGTTCCATACATATCACCTTATGAAATGCCTGATGATGGGGTTCCTGAACTAAAAACGATTAAGATGGATCCTAAAATTTTTGATAACTGCAATAACTACACAAAGATGCATCCCTACACACACGTCTTCTTTAAATTACATATATTCAATCCAGATTTATTCAAAGCAGAAGGATCAGATGAACCGTATGAAAAAGTATGCTTTGTGGATTCTGATTTAGTCCCTATGAATTACTATGATTCGCTCTTCATGTTAGAAACACCTGCGGGTTGGGTAGAATATCGTAAAAAGTTTCCTTACAAAGATTCTTATGCTTGGGACAGATGTGATTTCTTAAAACATGGTGAAAAAATACCCAAAATATTCACAGATGTAGACCAACCGGGTGGAGCTGATGTAAATGCTGGATTAATGGTCGTCACACCTAATAAAAAAGAATATAATTCTATGATTAGACAAATTACTTCACCTTTAGAGACTTGGATGGGTAAAGATAAATTACACAAAGGTTATCATGATTTTAATTTTGATAACCCTATCGGTCAAAAATTTGTTCCTAATTCATATTGTTATCCAGAACAAAATTATTTGACTAAAAGATACTCAGGTAAATGGACTTTCATAGAATTTGCATTTCAGAGTTGGTCATTAGATCCATGTAATTCATTTGGTATTCACATGGCTGCTTTCAACCCCAAACCGTGGTTCAAACAACCCGCAGGTACAGAAGTTGAACTGAAGGAACGACCTAAGCAATATGTTAAATTATTTGATGAAGATAATGAAGATTTATTACAACCGGTTGAGATCCCCGAAGCGGTGGCTATGTTCGATGAAAATTTAAATTATGAAAATATTTCTGTATCTTATGAATTATTCAATGATGTCATTGTTTGGGGTTTAGTTAATTATCCTGATCTACGTTATTTTTTTATGGAAAAAGCAGAGATACATGGTTCAAAAGTTTCTTTTGATAAAGACATTTTTAAACCATTAACTAAAGATAATAAATTTATGTATTTTAAAGATATTAAAAGGGGTTCTAGCGTTTATAAACGTTTAACTATGTCACAAAAATACATTTGTAATTTGATTCAAGATTATGAAAAATTCGCACCTGAAATAAAAGATAAATATACTTCTGTTTGTAAGACCAAAATGTTTGACAGATATGGTAACTATGTTGTTAACTTCGCAATGGTCACTTATCCCGGTGTTAAAGACATCTATGAAAAAGAAGAAACTATGTTATTAAAAGAAAAATTAATGCCTTTCGGCAAATTCAAGGGTACACCTATCGCTGATATGGATAAAAAAGATATCAAAGAATTCTTTAAAACTAAAGAATTCAAACAAAATCCTAAAGTTCGTAAAGTTTTCAGAAAATCTGCTTTTGGTGATTTAATGAAACCTGAAAGCGAATATAAAGATATGTTAGCACCCACTAAAGATAAAAGTATGTCTACTAAAGGTGCTTTAAGAGGTAAAAGGGTTAAAAAAGGTAAAACGATGAGAAAAGCTAAAAGGGTTAAAAAAGGTAAAACGATGAGAAAAGGTAAAAGAACACTTTATTACTTCTATATGGATGGATGTGGGTGGTGTGATAAATTCAATCCTACCTGGATAAAACTGGTCAAAGAATTTAAGAATAAATTAACTATGAAAAAGGTCAATGGTCCCGAATCACCTGAATTATTGAGAAAGTTTGATATTCAGACATTCCCGGCAATAGTATTAGTTACTGGTAAAGGTCCCGATAAATATGAAGGAGATAGATCAATGAAAGATTTGAAGAAATTTTTACGTTAAAATAAAATATATTCTATAGTAAAATGATGAGGAGAATTCGTAGAACTAATCGTAATAATTCCAAGCGTTTGAATTCTAGACGTAGAAGTAAAGTTAGGAATCATAGAAATACTATGAAACGTAGAAATACCAGACGTATGGGCGGGGCGGAGAACCCCTCGCCGCAGGAACCCTCGCCGGAGGACCAGCTGATCGATTTGGTCAGGGGCAATCAGCTAGTCATTGAATACCTGTTCAGTGTAATTCATCAACGTCCGGTGGCGAGAGCTTTACAAACAAAACTCGAGCCGCTGGATACTCGGGTGGCACGGCCAGCCAGCCGCTACGACTGAAAGATTTGAAGAAATTTTTACGTTAAAATAAAAAATATATGATATCTTTTCTATTAATATGAATTTTTATAACATACGTTTTTATGCTTGGTTTACGAAATTTATGATTATGAGTAGTTTATATGTTTTACTATTTATGAAATCTCATTAGAATTTAGTTAAAGATATATTAAACCTATTATAAAATGGGTATCCCTGTATTTTTTAAAACGTTAATTACTGATTATACGCATGTAATTAAACCTATTTCGAGTAAATCTATTCATAATTTATTTTTTGATTTGAATTGTTTGATCCATCCGTGCTGTGCAAAAGTTGAGGATGCTAACGAAGAAAAAATGATAACATCTATTATTGAAAATATTCATAAACTAATTGATTTGACCGAAGCTAAGTTTGTTTATATTGCGATAGATGGTCCAGCACCGAAAGCGAAAATGATTCAACAAAGATCAAGACGTCATAAAAGTGTGTTAGAAGGCAAGGTGTGGGACACAAATGCTATCACACCTGGGACAAAATTTATGAATACTTTGAATGAAGTTTTACACAAAGAATTTAATAAACCCAATATTGTTATATCTGATTCATCTGAACCGGGTGAAGGAGAACATAAAATTTTACAGTACATTAAATCAAACAAAATTAAGTTAGGAAAACAATCTAATTGTATCTATGGCCTAGACGCTGATTTGATTATGTTATCATTATTATCGGGTATTAAAGGTATGTATTTATTAAGAGAAAGAACATCTTTTAATATTGAACAAATGGACTGCGAATACCTATACCTTGATATCAATGCTCTAAAAAATGAAATAATTAATGAATTTCCTAAGTTACAAATACCAGCTAAAACCATTATCCATGATTATTGTTTTATTTGTTTTTTATTAGGTAATGATTTTATTAAACATTCACCATCATTGATTCTGCGTTACGATGGTTTAGCACACCTAATACACTGCTATAAAAAATGTCAAGAAACTCACTCAAATAAATTTTATTTAATTAATCCGAATACAAAAGGTTTAATACACTGGGAAAACTTCAAAACATTCATTAGACAGTTATCTTTTAAAGAAAATGATAGAATGAAAGATATCAAAGATATTCGAATCAAACAGCATCGTAAGTATAAGAGAATCTATGATGACATCCATAAAAACAATAATGTAGTTGTAAATGAATCCTACAATAATCCTTTTCCAGTAGAAGATATTATGAGACATAAACCTGTAATATTTATGAATGATGAAAATTATATTTTTGAAAAGAAAGAATTATGGATTAATCGATACAATACGTTTACTTTATTCGGTAACCATGATTTTAAACCAGTTAATACACTTAATGATAAAGTAAATGAATATTGTTACGAATATTTAAAATCATTAGTGTGGACAAGTCATTATTATTTTCAAGAATGTATATCTCAAGAATGGTATTATCCATATGAATCTGGACCAACACTTCAGGATTTAAGTAGGTTTATCAATACAAATAAAAGAGTTCATGTAAAACCAGATAATAGTATAAGTCATATTAAAGAACAATTAGAATTTATATTCCCTAAACAAAGTTATTGTTTATGTGATGAGTTAAATGGTGAAAGTTTAGAAGATTTTACAGGATTTACAAAAGAATTTAGTTTGTTAAAGAGGTATGATTGGGAATGTGAACCAATTTTTGATTCCCAATAAGAATGTGAACCAATTTTTGATTCCCAATAAGAATGTGAACCAATTTTTGATTCCCAATAAGAATGTGAACCAATTTTTGATTCCCAATAAGAAT